TGCAACAACGTCTTTGTCCCGCAGTATGATTTGAAGCATGTTTATTTCTCGAACATGCCGAAAGACGTCGAAGATTTGGTGTTTGACGTTTCACCGGACATCGCCGCGATTCTCGATTATGATAACGCATACGTTCGCTGCCCCCACTGTTTGAAACCTATCAACCCCGCCGATGCGAGTCGCCGCGAATGGGTTGCGAAATACCCGGAACGCAGTAATATCAAGCACGGCTATCAGCTTTTGCCGTTTTCCTCCGGTCTTCTTTCGATTAAATACCTCGTCACGACGGTCGCTGAGGGTATCGCGAAGAACCAAGCCCGCCGCGTCATTAACACAACCTTGGGAGAAACGTACAACGGTGGGGATTCGCGTCTGACCGCATCCGAAATCGAAAAGTGCTTCGTGACACCGAAATGTCCTGAAATTCCAAAAGACAAACCGATTTTCTTCGGATTGGATATGGGTATGGGCTGCCATCTTACGATTGTTTCAGCCGACGGCGGTGAAGTTCTGAAGTTTGAGGTGATTCCGCAGGATAAAGTCGAAGAACGAATTACGGATTTGCTCGAAAATTACAACGTCATAAATGGAATGATCGACCGCGCGCCGTTTATTCCGACGGCGTACAAACTGCGCGACATTTCCGACGGACGGGTATTCCCAGTCGTTTACTCGGAAAACAACAAGCGAGCCGTTCCGTATAAAGAAGTGACGGGCGACATTGCCTATTATCAAGTGGACAGAACGCTTGCACTTGACGCTGTGACCGAAGCGGTCCGCAGCGGCAAAATCAAATTTTATGGGTACGGAAATCAGCACGATGTAATCGTGACTCATCTTATGGACATGGTTCGGGACGACACCGATGAGAAGATTCGGTATAAAAAATTGCACGGTACCGATCACTATTTTCACTCCCTCGGCTATGCTCTGACCGCCGTTTATTTGAAGCAAATGTCTGACGCGATGTCCGACGCTCCGACAGAATCGGTTGTTGGTTTCATGGGCGTTGAGCAAAAACAGCTTGATTGCTATGACATTTTGTCGTATTCTGGTGGCAGTTCGAATCATCATCGCATTTTGTCAAGGCGGTAATTTGCTATGGCATCTAAAAACATTTTGAGCTCCCTTGTGGAATTTGTCCTCCCGAAAAAGAAAACGACTTCGGGCGGCAAGTCCGTAACGGACACATATCAATCGGGACAGACGGAAACTTTGTCTTTGCCCGATTATCAGCAGTATTTGAGCGACATCCAAGACGATCGTTTATCGGATGACGAATTTGACCTCATCGACAAGCTGTTTATAAACGACCCCGACTGTTCCGCCGCGGTAAATGCGTATCTGACATTATCGGATACCAACTATCAGATGCTCGTTTACAATCAAGACGGCGAACTCGACCGTGAAGGGATTAAAATCGCCGAGGGGATTATGGAATCCCTGTTCTCGATTAACGATTACACGCTGAATTACCAGATGAAACCGAGCTTCCGTGAGTTCAAAGACGCGCAGGGCTGGCTCCAACTGGCGCGCGGTGCGATTGGCGCGGAATTGGTCTATGATAAAGCAATGCGCCCGATTGAATTGCGAATCGTCGATATGGCGACTGTAAAATACACCGAAAAGAAAATCGGCGAGTTCAAACCCGTGCAGAAAACGGACAAATCGGACAACATTGACCTTGACATCCCGACGTTCTTCACCGCTCGCTTCCGTCAATCCCCGACGTCCCCTTACTCTCACTCGCATTTTGCCGCGGCAATCAACACGATTGCTTCCCGCATGAAAATCATAAACGACCTGTATCGCATTATGAATTACACGGGTTATCCGCGAATCGGCGTGAAAGTCATGGAAGAAGTGCTACTGAAGAACGCTCCGAAGTCCGCGCTCGCCAACGATAAAGAAAAAATCGCTTGGGTGAACGCCCGTATGACGGAAATCACGTCCAAACTCGTGTCTTTGCAACCGACCGCGCCGTTGGTTCACACCGACAGCGCGGAAGTTTCGATTCTGAACGAAAAGATGTCCGGTGCAAGTTTGCAGGTTTCGGAAATCATCGATTGTCTGAACGCGCAGAACCAAGCTGGTCTGAAAGTCGTCGCCACCGTTTTGGGTCGCGGCACCGCCGGCGTGAACACCGCTTCGACAGAAACAATCATCTTCTCGAAATCAGCCGATGCGTTCAACCGCCCGATGGAAGATTTGATGTCCCGCGTTCTGACCCTGGCTTTGCGAATTGCAGGATTCGAAGGGTACTGCGAGTTCCGCTTTGATCCCGTGGAACTGCGCCCTGCCCTGGAACTGGAAAACCAGAAAACGATGCTTCAGACCCGTTTGATGACGCAGTTGAGCTATGGTCTGATTACGGACGACGAATATCATTTGCGTGTGAACGGCGAACTTGCAGCGGAAGGCGCGAAGCAGCTTTCGGGGACGAATTTCTTGGACGGCGGAAACGCGAGCGTTGACACGTCCGACCCGACAGCAAATCGTTCTTCGCTGAACCGCGAACTCACTCCCGACAACGAAACGTCGTCAAAATCCAATTCTGTTCAACCTGACGAAAAATAGTTCTTGCAATGTTCTTCGTTTTAGGTTATCGTTGAACAGAATTTTAAGAGGTTCTCTCGGCATGACAAAAAGAGTTGTTTTAAACGAAACGATTATTTCCAAAATGAAAAGTGTTTTGGGAGAAGACATTTCGCCTGACAATTATGTTGTGTACAAAGCCCGCGCAATCAGCACCGAAGCCATTTCGAAGCGCGGCTCCGATCTTTTGAATGGAGCCACTCCGACGGAAGGATTCATCCGCTCGATTGTCGCGATGGCGAACGAACCCCAGAAAAACGTTTCGGTGCATACGATGCACGATGACTTCGCTTTGTCGATTGGTCGCGTGTTCGATATGTGGGAAGTCGTCGAGTTTGATTCCGTCCATGCCGCGTATGCTTATCTGGCGATTTTGAAAAATGACGAAAACAAAGAAGTCATTGAAAAAATCGACGCTGGTATTTTGGACGAAGTGTCGATTGGCTTTGAAATCAAATCGGGCAAATGTTCCGTTTGCGGATGGGATTTCTTCGACAACGACTTGGACGAAGACGAAAAATTCGACCATTTGTGGAACGCCACTTGCGCAAACGGACACGTTATGGGCAAGGACGGAGCGCATTTGGTTTTGGATGCTCCGAAAAGCTTTTCTGAAATCTCGATTGTGAATCAAGGCGCCGCCCACAAAGCCAAGATTCAAGAGATTGCAAAGTTTTCTTTGTCGTTCGAAGACGCAAAGAAAGACGCCAAATCCTTGTTGGCGAAAGTCGGAAACACGACTGTTTTAACAAAACTGGAGTCTAAAATGACTGAAGAAGAAATGACTGCCAAATTTGCGGAGATGGATGCCAAACTGGCTGACATGTCTGCGAAACTGTCCTCTTCCGAAGATCCGGCTCCCGCTGCTGCGGAACCCGCTCCCGAAGGTAACAAACCTGCTGAAGCACCTGCTCCCGAAGGGGACAAGCTTGCGGAAGAAGGCGACAAACCTGCGGAAGCCCCTGCGGAAGCGGCACCCGCCGACAAAGAAGAAGACAACGAACAGGACGAAAAAGTCAAAGCTTTGGAAGCCGAAGTTGAAAAGCTGAAGGCTGAAAAGGAAGGCTTGGCGTCCGAATTGGCGACGGCGAAGGCGACGTTTGCTGAAGAAGTGAACAAAGCGTTGGTTGCCGCCGACAAAGAAAAGGTTTCTGCGGAAACCGACCTGTCCGCGATGGCGAAAGCTCTCCACGACGCTAATGTGACTTTGGCTGCGATTCCCGTTGACGGGCGCGCGACCGCTGCCGCAAAAGCGAAGGACGAAGAAGCTCCGACATTTTACGGCATGAAAATCAATCAGCTGAACGCGTTTAAATAGGAGAACTTTCACAATGGCTGTTACGATGCAAGGTTTCGCCAAAAGAGAGCACACGTTGAACGCCCCGACCACGTTTACGAACGCCGACGTAGGAACCGTCTGCGCTCTGGACGCGTCCGCGGCGAACACCGTCAAAGCTGCTGCCGATGGCGATGTGATTCTGGGTTTGGTTGAACAGGTTGAAGACCTGCGCTCCCAGGCTCAAGGTGTTTTGGCGACTGTCGCTTTTGAATTTGGCGCGCGCGTTGCTTACGATGGCACTCTGGCTGTCGGCGACTACGTTGTTGCTGCCGGTTCGGGCAAAGTCCGCAAGGTCAAATCGGGCGATACGTCCGGTAATGACACAATTCCGGCGGGCGTTGTTCTGCCCCAGGTTTTTGAAATCGATGCAACCGGTAAAACGGCTGTAATCGTGAAGTAAGGGAGAACAGGAACAATGAAATCTCTGTCTGAAATCAAGAAACAGTCTTTGTCCGACGTTTTGACGGGCATCAAAGACGCTTCGAACCAGGTTTCCCGCGATGCCGGCATGCGCTTGTCGCGCACGGCTGCAGAATACGGTTTGAACACCCGCGACTATTTGAATTTGGCGATCGACTTCGACGCCGAACCCAAAACGAAAGAATTGGCGTCCAAAGGTCTGTCCGGTTATGAAATGGCTAAAGTCGCCTTGAACTTGCCGACTCGCAATGACTTTGCGAATCAGATCACGCTGGCTCAAGCTTCCGACACGTTCGCCATGTATCCGGGTTCCCGCAACATGTTCCGTTATGTTGTTGACGACATGCTGCGTTGGCAGACCCGTCAGGACAACGTTCAGAAAATCGACGGTATGATTGCCGGTTCGCGCACGATTCAGGGCGTTGAATTGGTCCGCCAGATCATCGACCTGAACGGCGCTGACGCCGCCAAATCCTTCAACATCAGCGAATTGGGCGAAATTCCCTTCCGCGATGTGAAAACCGCCGATATGTCCGTGAAATTTGGTAAAGTCGGTTCCGGTATTCGTATTTCCTACGAATTTGCCCGCAACGCTTCGTTGGACGTGCTGACCCCCTTCGCCGCCCGCATTGCTCGCGAAAAAGAACTGATGAAAATCGAAATGTGCACGAACATCATGATTGCCGGCGATGGCACGTCGTATCACCCTGCTGCGACCGTTTACAAGCAGGTTGACTATGACAGCACGATGAATGACGGCAAACTGCACTTCGACGGTTTGATCAAACACATTATCGCGATGAACAAACTGGGCGTCAGCATCGACACCGTTGCCGGTAACTGGGATGCGTATGAACAGTGGATTGCGATGTTCAAACCGACGGCGAACGTCACGACCGACGCTGCGACCCGCGCTGCTGACGGCACGGCTCCGAAATTCGGTCAGTGGAATCCGTTTGGCGCGATCAACTTCGTGTTGAACCAGTCCGTCCCCGCAGGCAAGTTGCTGTGCTTCTCTCGCCCCGACACGATCGAAGAATTGGTCCAAGCCGGTTCTCAGCTGTCCGAAGAAGACCGCAACATCTTGAATCAGTCGATTTTGTACACGAACACCGAAAACGTCGGCTACTCGCTGATCTTCGGCGATACGCGTTCGATTTTCGACTACGCGTCCAAGTCGTGATAACTGGGTTTCGACCTAAAAAGAGCGGCGGGTTTCGACCCGCCGTTTTTCTTTGACTTGCACCGAGATTTGCGTTATTCTGTTGACATCGAAACTATAAAAAGGAATTTCGTTATGAAAATTCTCGTAAAAACCACGGGTGCGTTCATTATTCCCTTAGGGCACGGCGAATTTGTTTTACCTGAAGCTTCCGAAGTTGAAGATTGCGCTTTGTTGCAATCCGAAATCCGCAACGGTCGTGTTGAAATGGTGAAAGCCGAACCGGTTGTTGAACCTGTCGTCGAAGCTGAAGCCGAACCTGTCGTCGAAACCCAACCCACCCGTCGTGGAAAACGAAACAGATAAATAGGTGTTGACAATGCAGTCGGTATTTGCTAATAAGTCTGCTACGATTACGGTTGACTTGATTGTCGGAGGAAACTTCGTACAACCGGATGCCGATTCTGTTGTTAAATATACGCTTTTGGGGAATGACTTTTCCCCAATGGACGATTACACGGACAGAGAGGTTCTTACACCTCCTTCGACCTCTCTGTCCGTTGTAATCCCCGCCGAAGCGAACACGATTACCGCTCAAAGCGAAATCAGAACACTTTTACTCGACGTTGTTATCGGCGGAAAAGTGATTACGTTCAAAGAACAGTACCGTGTTTCGAACATTCCCGCGTACACGACGACGAAAGACAATGTTCGTTTGGTCTTCGGATTGAACGATTCCGACCTTTCGAACGAACTGATTGACCTCGATTCGTGCTATTTCGAATTGCTCACAAAATATCCCACGTTGGAATCTTGGTTCAAAGGTGGCGGTGTCAACGCCATCAAAGCGAATCGGATTCTGACTCTGACGTGTGCTTTGTCCTTCTCGAACGGTTTGCGGTTGCTTGCGGTTGCTTCCGAATCGGACGGTACGAGTAAAATGACCCGATTCGAAAAAGCGATGGATTTCGACGAACAAATCGATGCTGCGAAAGCCGAATTGGACGATTTGCTTGACGATTTGACGGACGGAGCCGATGGAGCTGGGGCGATTGAATACTTCAACGTTGTGACCACGGAAGATATTTTCACAGGTGAATGATGCGGTTCAAGGACATTGGAAATCGATTCAAGGTGAGAATGACGCGCGAAGACGGAACCCAGTTCTTCGGGCAGTTGAGCTTACCTACGATTTCGAATAACCGCACGACCGATTTCACTCCGACCCGTCGTCAACTTCGAGTCGATGACGTTGTGGGTATGACCGCCGGTGTTGTGTTTTTCACACCGAAGAACGAATCCTACCTTACAGCCTACAACGGCGAGGACGAATACATCCGCTCCGACGTCAACACGTTTGTTGCAATCCACGTCAACCGCGAAATGCGCTGGACTCGCACGAAGACCAAAATCAATCCCGTGACGCAGATGCCCGAAGGTGAAGAAATCGAGGACTTGGGTTTGATTTGGACGGCGTTTGAAGTTGACGGTCAGACGTTGGACACAATGAAAGTTGTCAAAAAAGACTTTCGAATCGTGACGAACGCCGAAATCGTCGAAGGCGATTTCATCGGGAAGTACCGCGCGCTTCGAGTCGATTATTCGCTCGGAGTTTATAATGTCTACGTTTGATAGATGGCTCAAAAAAGAAGCGGCTGAATTTCTCGCTGAAAAAGTGACGAGAACCGCGCAAACCCTTTCTCCAAAAATGGAAGACATCATCGCCGATTCGCTCGCCGATTTACCGAAGCTTATGGCTTCGTGGATTGGAACAGAAGGTGGCGACACGAATCTTGTGCCTGAATACGGCGAGCACTGGGATATGTATCCGCATCTGACGGCGAAATATCTGGCTCGAAAGGCAAAGCGATTTGCGAAGCGAGGAAAGCACCTCGGCGGTCGGCAAGGATTTTATTCGTATTCGGGTTCTTTGTACACGCAGCTGAAACGGCATAAAGTTTCGAGAACAATGGCGAATCAGATTGTGCAGGTACGAGGTTCGATTGACGGTTCGTCTTGGTTTTCTGTTTCGCAAAAGAATTATCGGTCGCTCAAATCAAGCCTGACCAAAAAATACGAGCGAATCGAGAATCCGTCCGCCGAGATAAAATACGAAATAAAGATGCGCCGACGTCCGACCGAAGCAGATTGGGCTAAAATCGTTGGTCCGAGAAGCGCAGAAAAGCTCGCGTTGAACGACGACACCCGTCCGTTTGCGACGCCCGCTCTGCGCTATTTATTGTTCAAAGTCGTGTCGCCGCGAATCGGCAAACTGATAAGGAGCGTGTGAGATGCCCGAATTTTTCAATCAACCTATCAAAAACGAAAACATCGTCGATTTGATGCATACGTCTTGCATCGGAGCTTTAAGTCAGTGCCTTGCTGAAATGAAAGAAAAACAACTGGTTTTGTCCGATGCGCAGGTGTTTCTGACAGAGAATCACGCTTTCCAAACAGACGTGCCGAAAACAGACGTGCTGCTGTTCAACGGTTTCAGCTGCGAGGAAGAAGACAAAATCTACAGTTTGAGCTTCCAAGTCGGCGTGTCTATGTTCGAGGACGTGAACCTACATCGGCATTACAAGGCGTTGTCGTATTTGTACGACCGCTTTGAAGTTCTCGGTTCGTTCTCGTTGTTCGATGAAAACTTGAAGAAAATCGGAAACGCCAACATTTTGGACGGTAAGCTTTTGTCACCTGTGTCAAAAATCGACATTCGATGCGTGCAAATGTTTACGGTCGATTGCGTTTCTGACTTGACACGCGGATTCAGCCGCTGTATAAAATAGACAATGAACCGGGCTAAGGTAACCCGCAAAATATCGCGGTGGATCCCTAATCTTGAGCTTCAAATGATGTGGTCGCGACACTCGTTTGTTTAACCGGTCTATATGTAAAATAACCGTGTGGACCCCCTTCCCCGCACGGTTATTTTTTGTTGCTTTTTCGTTCTCTTTGGCGTAAATTAAAGGCATCCACCATTTTATAGGAGATCTCGAATTATGGCTGGTGAAGCAAAAACGATCCAATTCAACGTTTCCGACGGTACGTTGATGATTGGCAAACCGGGTGAAGCGTATGACTTGACCCCGGAAACTCATTCCGTCGGTTTGATCAAACAGCTGACGTGCACGTCCACGAAGAATCGTATCGAATTGACGCAGGGCTTGCAGCAGTTGGTCGTTGACTCGCAGGTTACGGGCAACGACGTTTCCGTTACCGCCGACGTGTACGAATACACGGCAAAAAACTTGGCGTATGCCGCAGGTTTGGACGGTTCGGAATACAAAACGGGCAAAACGTACTACCTGAAAGAAGCGGTCAACGGCGATGGCGACACGACGAACAAAATCACGATTTTGTCCGACAGCGACCCGTCCTCGAACTTCCCCGAAGGTCAGCATTTGCTGGTTCAGGCGAAATTCTCCGGTGCGGACGACCGTGTTGCTCTGGGCGTCGTTAAATCGACAGCTTACACGGCTCCTGCCGGCGGTTCGAAAGCGACCGGAACGATTACAGTTGCGGGAACTCCCGAAGCGAGCGACCAAATCAAAATCGGCAACAAAGCTTTGTTGGCTGGTACGGACTTCCAAATCGGTTCGAGCGAAAGCGAAACAGCAGCGAACATCGCGAAATGCGAAGTCGAAGGTGTTGATTTGGTTGCGAACGAAGCGACGGTTACGGTTACGGCTGACGCTATCGGAACGGAAGGTAATGCTATCACCTTGTCCACGAACGCTGCCGACAAATTCACCTTGTCGGGCGTCGCTTTGTCTGGCGGTACGGATGGGACCAAAGGCTTCTTCGAAATCACGCTGAACGACCCTCTGGCTGAAGGCATGTCCTTCGTCGCCGGCGATTCCGTGATTACGGTCAGCTTCATCAAGGTTGCGTCGAACGACGAAACCCCGTATGTTTCGGTGAAAATGGTTTTCGTTCTGCCGAACGAAAAAGAACCGACCGTTCTGATTTCGCAGAAAGCGCGTGTGACCAACGGCTTTACGTTGGCTTCGACGACGGACAACTATGCGTCCATGCCGTTTGAAATCACGCCGTACATGTTGCTGCCGAGCGACAACGGTTACGACCGCCAGAAAAAATGCCGGTTGGAACTGTACAAGAAATAAGGTTCTCGTATTCCTACGGCGGGAACTTTGTAGGGCGGAGCTTCGGTTCCGCCCTTTCTTATTGACTTTCGCGTTCTTGTTTTGTATTATTTTCGAGTAAATTATTTAACGTGGGAAAGGATTTGGCTATGGCTGATGAATTGGTTATTCAAGGCAAGACTGTCAAAATGACGTTCGGGCGGTTGAACTATGTCGCGTCGAAAGTCGGAGATTTGTCTGAAATCGGTGCGATTTTCGTTGTTCCCGAAGTGCAGGATCGAATTATCCGCGCGTTCTTGGCAAAATATAAAACGGAAGACGGAACGAAGTTTTATGATTCCGAAGACACAATCATCGACATCGATGAATTGGAATCTTCCGACGCGATTCGCATTTTGGACTTCACCGAGGAGCATCTGAACGATTTTTTTATGGAAGCCCTGAAGAAAGTGGACGACAAAGCGAAACGTCGAGGAACCCAGACGAACTCCTCGGACAATACAACGGATGGGCAAAAGAACTAACGTTCGAAGACGCCGTGTTCCTTGCTCATGGAACAGCGCTATCTGAAATCAAAGACAAGCTCTCGCTCCGAGAAATCAAACTCGGAGTTGGAGCTTATTTGCGTAAAGAGCAAATGCTTTGCTTGCAAAATTATGAGAATTTGGTTATGATTGTGAGCAAAGCCTTCGGTGGCTCGGATGACGGGAATGGTCGTCCTGCGCCGACGAAGAAATCCGGTAATTTCGGAGATTTGAAGGCTTTTGTTGCTGACGCGAATAATTTTTAAGCGAGGGTCTGGTTTATGGCTGCCGACGACATTGAGAAGAAGACTATAAAACTTGAAGTCGATGCGAAACAAGCACGCGAAACTGTTGACGCTTTAGATAAACGGGTTCGGCGGCTTGGCGATCAATTCAAAAACGCCATGAAATTGATCAATAATCCGACATTGAACGAGTTTCAGAAACGTAGTTTGTCAAAAAATCTCGGATATACTCTCGGAGAATGGAAGCAAAAATCGCCCCAGCAACAGGAACGAATTGCTGCGAATTTGGAAAAAGGGTATAAAGCTGCCACCGATAAGCTAATATCCGCTACGAATGTTTGGAAACAATTACAAGAGAAAGCGGACAAAAATCACGAAGCTTCGCTCAAACGCCAGACTGCGGAAATAAAGAAGCAGACTGATGAGGTTGGAAAACAAAATCAGCAAAAAGAGAAAGACCGAATCGCCGATATACAAGCTAATAAATCGAGGATGCGGTCTGCCGTTATCGAAGCTCAGCGAAGCGGTGCTTTTGGTTATGTTCGTGGATTGAACGATCCTCGCATCGGTTCAACTTTTGCGGCGAGAGCTCGAGTGCTTGGCTGGACACATTCATTTAAAGGAGCAGCTATGTCCCAAATGGGCAGGCTCGCTTCACAGGCTATGTGGAGAATACAAGGAGCCGCTCTTGGGGCTGCGGGATCCGCTCTCCATGCTGCATCTTCCGATTCTTTGAAAATGGAAGATTGGCTCTCCGAAACCCAAGCCATCACCGGTTCCACAAGCGGGACGATGAGTCAACTCGCAAAGTCGATTTACGAAGTTGGGTCGAACTCTCGCTTCACGACCGAAGAACTGACGAAAACAACAACAATTCTGGCGCAAGCGGGTTATTCGGCGGAAGACATTTCCAAATTGCTCGGCAGCGTCAACAGTTTGGCGACCGCCACGGGAACAGACCTCAAAACTTCCGTTGACTTGCTCACATCGTCCATGTCGTTGTGGACGTCGCAAACGTCCGATGCCGCGCGAATGGTTGACGCTTTGGTTGTAGCGGTCAACTCGTCGAAAGCTGAAATCTCGTCAATTCAGAAAGGCATGCAGTACGCAGGTGCGGCGGCTTCCCAAATGGGGATGTCGTTCAACGAAACGGTTGCTGCGATGTCTGCTGTGACGAACGCTGGTCTGAAAACCCGCTCGATTATGGGTACTGGTCTTCGCGCCGTGCTCACGGAATTGTCCGACCCTTCGAAAAAATTGCAGAAAGAGTTGGAAAAGGTTGGTTTGACAATTTCGGATGTAAACGTCCGCACAAAAGGCTTCTCCAACGTTATGCAGACGTTGGCTAACGCGGGGTTCGGTGCTGAAAACGCTTTCCGTGGATTGGACAGACAGGCGGCTTCTTTCTATTTGGCGTTGAAATCACAGCTGGATTTGAACAATCAGCTGATTGACGCGATGGAGCGTCGCGGCATCTCCGAAAAAGCGGAAGAAGTCCGTATGGACACGACGATAGCTCAGCTTGGACGGTTGAAGAACGTTTGGTTTGAGATTTTGTCCGTTGGCGGATCCCCAATAAATTCGGCGTTTAAGTTTGTTGTCACCTCTGTAGCGGACGCGAGCGAAGTTCTTGCTCAGGCGTTAGAAGCGTTCAAAGGCAAAGCGCAAGATGCGGATACCGTGATTGAGCGCACAACCGCCGAACTCGACTCCATGAAGACTTCCGCTCAAGCTTTGGCTGAAGAAATGTGGAAGCTTGCTCAGCAGAACATCGGCAATGATGCTGTGAAGGCGAACAAAGCGCATGCGAATCTGACCGACAGATTTAACAACGAGCGGAAAGTCGTTCAAGGTTTGAGCCAAGATTACAAACAGCTGAAGAAATACATGCTTGACATCGCTGTTGCGCAGGAGCGTGAAAGTCTTGGTTCCGAACGACAGAGAATTGGCGCTAATTTACAAAACGTTCAAAAATTCTCCAGCGAAATGAAGTATTTTATCGGTCATTCGAATCGCAGAAACATCCGCGGAGATTTGCAGAATTTGTATTCCTCACTCGGACTCGCTCCTGGGGAATCGTATCAGAAAGTTTCGAGCAAGCTTCAAACCATGCCGATCGAGCAGCTTCAGTCTTTGATTTATAACTTCCAGAGCGGAACCCCTGTTCGTGGGTCGCTTGAACGTTTGCTCACATCTCGCCAAGAAATTCAGCGCGGAATGACTCGAATAACAGGTGCTCCGAGTGAAGAAACGTTCCGCAAAGAACTCACCTCGATTTCCGATATAACAGATTCCGTGACGAAATTCATGGGCGGAGAAGATTATAAAAAGCTTTCGGATCGTCTGAAAGATTGGAGCGGAGCGAGTTCCCAGAAAGACATCGGAACATTGCTCAAAACGATTGACACGTTCCGCGGGTATATGAAGACCCTCGACGAAACTGCAAACAAATACCCGCAGTCGCTCGAAATTCAGACTCAAACCTCGACCGCCCGTGAAAAGCTTTTCGAAAACATCCAAACACTCGAAACGCAAATCACGAATGTTGCTACGAAAGCGATGGAAGACATCGAACAAGACCTGAAGAATCAGAGTCAGACGAATAAGCAGGGTGTCATCGAGAAATTCATGGAAAAGCTCGAAGGTATGCTCGGAGTTTCGAGTTCGGGTAAGTCTTGGCTCGATTCAACGATTGACCAGCTGCAAAACGCCAAAGCCGACGAGGGTTTGATTGAAGCTCTGAAACAGCTTCGTGAAAAGGTGCTTTCGGGATTGATTAAGTCCGCCGAAGTCGCGTATAAAAACACGATTGAATCGGCGAAACTCGCTTACGGAGTCCCTGCGGCGGAACGAAAATACACCGATGTAAAGGGTGGTTACAACCAAGGTGCAACTGCATTGGCGAATTTGGATTACATTCGCGCCCAGAAACAGGCTGTCGAAGATGCGATGCAGACGATTCGCGGCGCTCGCGCGACGACCTACAAGGAATACAGCGACCAACAGTTCTCGGCGTTGACTGATCCGCTCCAAGAACAAGTTGTCAAACTCGAACTCGATGAAAAAGCTGCGACAGAAGAAGCGGCAAGACTCGGTGTTTATGGTGATGGATTCTGGGGTCAGACAGGTAATTCGATGATGCAAGGCGCTTCGGACTTCTTCAACAGCATAAACCAGCAGTCGGCGGCTTACGCTCTGACTTTGGAAGGTCTGAACTCTGTTTCGAGCGGATTGAAGACGGCATTTAAGTCGATTGCCGTTGAAGGCATGAGCGTCACTCAAGCTTTTCGCAATATGGCGCAGAGCATTCTTCAAGCTTTGGCGAACAAAGCCATTGACAAAGGGGTGGATTATTTATCTTTCGCTCTTGGTCAAGCTCTTAACATTGGTGGAACTGCTGTCGGTGGAAGTTTCGGGGGAAAAACTGGTGGTAGTTCAATCAATAGCTGGAGTCAGTCTTCGACTCGATGGGGTGGAACACCGTCTTCAAGCTCTGGCAGACTTTTGAGTACAACAACTGGCGCCATTGGCGGCTACGTCACGCATCAAGGCATCCGTCATTTCGCTATCGGCGGAGCGGTTGCGGGACGCGATTCCGTTCCGGCAATGCTTATGCCTGGTGAATATGTCATGAAGAAATCCGCGGTCGACATGATTGGCAAAGAAACGCTTGACGCCATGAACCAAGCAACGAGTCGCGCATCGAACGATAAAGCTTCGAACGTTCGGGAAAGCAAAAAACCCTCGCCTGTCGTCACAAACGTTTATGTGGTTCAGGATCAGCAATCCGCGGGAATGACGGCAAATGATGTTCTCGTCACAGTCAGTCGCGACATTCTGCAAGGCGGTCAGACTCGTCAACTCATTCAACAAGTCGTGCAAGGAAGGTATTGATTATGGAAACTTTTGACGATTTCATGGTTCATAGCCGCAAGGTGATTCATTCTTCGACGTCGGGTTCTTTGACGCTCGGCAACGGCTATTCGATGACGACGAAACCGACCGCTCCCGAAATGCTCCAATGGGAATTGAAATTTCAAGGTTATCGATGGTACGTCAAAGACGACGGAACAATCGATCTCGAAACGAACAAGTCCGTCAACAATTTCGGGTGGCTCATGGACTTCTACCGTCGTCATGATTTATGGGATACGTTCTATTATGACGATCCGGTTTACGGTAAACGGAAAGTCCGATTCAATGCCCAACTGGACGAGCCTGAAGTCTATGCCGGCTCGGACGGTGTTGTCGAAGCGTTCACCGTAAGATTGGTTGAGGTGAGCGAATGAAAAACCTTCCTGAAAAACACATTTACGAAAACCAAAAACTCATCGCCGACGGATACGTCGACTTATACGAGTTTTTGGTCAATTCGAACGGTCAGTATTACTTTCTGCGCCTGAAACTGAACAACTCTGTCGATTGGGGAATCGACTACACGGACGCAGACGGAACGCAACATTTGAAACATTGGCAAGGGATTCCGCTCAAATTCGAAGGGTGGGAGAACTCCTCCCTTGGTTCCCCGAAGCGCCCGCAATTCATCTGCGGCAACCCGAACGGTGTGTTTTCAGGATATATTCGAAACGGTGCGTTGGTTGGAGCAATGATGACTCGGTATCGAGTTCTTGCCGACGACATTGTGAACGGTCGAGAAATCTACCTCGCGCAGAAATGGCGCGTTTGGTCTGTCAAATCGTTCACAAAAGCTTCCGTGTCGTTGGAATTGCGTTCGCCGATGGATGGATACAACGTCAAACTTCCTCCGCGGACGTATCGACCGCCTGAATTTCCGGTTCTGTCTTTGAAGTGAGGTCAAATTGTACGATAATTACTGCGGACGCAAATTTCGTTTCGGGATAACCGACTGCTACACCCTCGTTCGGGATTTCTATAAGTGGGAGTTCGGAATCCAGCTGCGGAATTATGCTCGGTATGATAAGTTCTGGGAAGACGAATCGCTGTATGCCAAGTTCTTCCGAAACGAAGGATTCCGATTGGTTGACGACGGTTTGGAATTTGGCGATTTGATTCTGGTCGCGCTTGGCGCGTCCGTCGCTTGCCATGCCGCGATTTACATCGGAAACGGCAAGATTCTGCATCATGTTCAGAACCGCTTGTCCTCGATTGACAGATATGATACAATTTGGAAAAATTGGACGGTCGGAGTCATACGGCACAAATCGAATCCCGGAGCCACTTCACGACCAAAAGTGTTTGACATCATGAAAGGCGTCGTCAATGCAAATTCAAGTTCAGCTCAAAAGGTTTTACTCTGACAAGCCGGGGGAACGCGGCGGTTTCATAAAAGACGGTCAAATCGTCGAGTGTGAAAACACGCATCCGAATCCCGTTGAATCCTACTGTCCTTCGTATGAAGATTTGGAAAAGTTCGAGGATGCCGAAGCAACGTGGCACACACATCCGAACGGAAGCAAGAACCTGTCGCGCGAAGATTATCAGGCGTTTCAGAATTGGGCAGACAAGAAGCATTATATCATTGGCAAAGACGGTGTTTTCTGCTATTATGTTGACCCAGAAACAATGGCTTTGATGGTGTCGGAGGAAGATTCGTGCGAATAACGGTAAAATTTCACGGTTTGCTTGGAAAGCTTTGTCCGGGAGAACACACGGTCGAAGCGAACAACGCCTACGAAGCTTTGCGAATCGTCTGCAAAAACAATGAAAAGAAACTGACCCGCAAGAACGGGCATCGGTTCGACTGTTTTTGCAAGCAGATAAAGACCACTGACGATTTGTATAAGAGGGGAGCAACTCCTGTTTTAGACGTGATGCCGTCCTTTCTTCCCGCTGGCGGCGGAGCCACAAAGCAAGCTTGGATTATGACGGCGATTATCGTGGCTGTTGCCGTTATCGCGATTGCGTGCACGGGCGGATTTGGTGCTGCTGGCTTGACAAGTACAGTTACCACCACCGCAGGTGAATCGGCGACGGTGCTGACAACAGCCGGATATATTGCTGTCGGGGCTGCAATGTCTGTCGCTGGGATTTGGTTAAATGTGTTAGCCCAGCACTTGCAAAAAGACAAAAAACCCGACCAAAATGAAACGCAGCAAAACTATGCTTTCGGGATGAATGGAAACACGACGAAAGTCGGCACTGCGATCCCCATTGGATACGGTCGTTATCGGATTTACGGACAGTTGCTCTCTTGGGGAACTTCCACGACAGACCCGGTATGGGTAAGAACCTCGACGAGCAAAACGTCTTTTGGCATTTTTCGAACGAGAAAAGATAAACAGGTTCTTTCCGGGATGTCCGGTCCACAAATCAAAGACGGAACTGTAAATCAATGGTAAACTTCGTTCACAAAAAAGACGCAAAGACTTTGTTTGCCGGCGGGGGTGGAGCCAGTTATCCGACGGTCATCAAAGACAACTTGATTTCCGGCGACTGGCTCGAAGCTTTGATGGGTTTGTGCGAAGGACCTATCGAAGGACTTGTCGACGGTTCGAAATCTTTTTACATTGATTCGTCGCCTTTGACAACCCCGTCCGGTTCGAAGAACTATTCCAAATACGAGCTGAACATTTATCGCGGCGACCCGGCAACCTCAAAACCTATCGAATTGCAGCTCGGAGCGGAAGCCCCCGTTTCGGTCGGTTCGGTAAACTTATCCCTTCCGGGGTATGATTCCGACGACCCTTACGACAAATCCGATTGGAACGACGATGAAAACCCTCGCGCAAAATACGTCACAATCAATCAATTCGGTGATTACGATTATATTGATTTCCGTCTTGCCATTCAGCAGTTGATGAGTGCTTCCTCATCTGGTGATCAAACGGAAGGATCGTTCTCCTTCAGCGTTAAATGGCAGTATCAGGGAGCTACGGATTGGGTTGACGTTGGAGTTCAAACGGTAAACGGAAAAACCACAACCGGATATTATCGGGATTACAGAATTTGGCTTCCGACTTGGGAAAACGAACCCGGACAGTCAGAAGATAGACCTACAATTCGTCTTCGTTTTATCTGCACGCTCGACAAACCCGGAACCTACGGAAATCAGTATTCGGCAAGCATCGCAGGAATTGCTGTTGGCAATTCTGCAAAAACCTACACTTTCGACAATACGGCGTGCGCCAAGTTTTTGATTGAAGCAAGCGACCGAATTTCGAATCAGCCAGAAATCTGTGGTATCTACAATCTCGCCGTGATTTCAGTGCCTTCAAACTACGACGGACACGCGCATACCTACGAGGGCGATTGGGACGGATTGTTCAAAAAGTCATGGACAAACAACCCCGCTTGGATTCTGTACGATTTGCTGACGAATCCTCGCTACGGCATGGGTTCGTTTTACACGTTTGACGTCGACAAAATGGATTTCTATGACGCAGCTCAATTCTGCGACGAAATGGTTGACGATGGAAACGGAAATCTGGTTCCGCGTTACACATGGAACGGCTTGATTGACCAACAGAAAATGGGTCGCGAAGTCGTTATGGACATCGCAGCATCGTTCAACGGAATTTTGTACGAGGACAACTCCGGGGCGGTTCGCTTGAAAGTTCCGCGGGACGACGATCCCGCCGTCCACATTTTCACCCCATCCAACGTCTATGAAGGGTTGTTCAACTATTCTTTCTCCGACCCGTCGCTTTGGTACAACTCCGTTTCCGTTACGTTCGTCAACGAAGCACAAGATTGGATTCAAGACCAGCGAGTCGTCGAAGACACAGACGCAATCGCAAAATACGGAAAGAACGAAACATCCGCAAACTTGATTGGCTGCACTTCCGTTCAAGAAGCCGTCCGAAAAGCGTGGTTCGCCTTGCTGACTTACACGACTGAAACTTTGTCCGTGTCTTTCAGCACGGCTCGCGAAGGTCTGAACTGTAACGTCGGCGACGTGATTCTGATTGCGGATCCCGATATGAACAGCGGGCAAAGCGGACGTCTGACGTCTGTTTCAGAAGACAGGCTCACCGCTTACACGCGCGACGAGATGTTCATCGAATCGGCAATCGTCGGCGGCGGCATCAATTATTACTGTGATTTCCAAGTCGGCGACAAGATTTTGTCGTATCAGCTTGTTCCTGACGGTGTGGGCTATGTCAAAACGCTCAAATTTGACGTTCCACTTGACGAACACATCGATCAATACACGGTATACACGCTTCGAACCGACCAGCTGACCGACGTCGGCAACGCGAAACCGTATCGCGTGACGATGATTAAAGAAGAAGACGGTTCGCCCGATCGAATTACCGTTGGCGCGACCGAAGTCAACCGCTTGAAACAGACGTCCGCGGACAAGCGGGCGAAGCTTGATGCCGGTGACTACGGCACGTTTGAGGTTCCCGCGGTTGTGCCCCACATCTTGAATTTGGAGTTTGACGAATACTTTGACAAGGACGAAAAGTGCGCCTACCTCGATTTGATTCCCGAACTCGACCCGCAGTATAAGTATTACAAAGGCACCTGCGAAATTTACTGGCGTCCGTATGGCGAATCGGCATGGAACCACATCGACCACTTGTACGATGCGACAATCAAAGATCCGCCTATCGGAGCGATTGAATGGACGCTGCTCCCGTACAACACTCTCGGCTATCTGCCCGATTTGGAAACCGCGCCCGCATTTCGTTACGACACATACAACGTCAACGAACCGCCGCAGAACATTGAAAATCTGAAATCGGACGGCGGTTTGACGAAAGCGCATCTGACGTGGGATCCTGTGAAGGACGCCGATTTGATGTGCTACGAGGTTCGCGAAGGTGAAACGTGGGACACGGGAACCGTTCTCGCGTTCTCGACGACCGATCCGCAGTACGAGTATTATTTCAAAGACTTGGAAAAGCACACGATCTGGGTCAAAGCGAAAGACATCATCGGCACATATTCCGAAATCGCCATGGGCATTACGATTGAAGCTGGACGTCCGAAGAACGTGACGAACTTCTATGTCACGACGAACAACGACCGCCCGCGATTCGACTGGGACAGCACCGGCGAAGACGTCTATTACGAAGTCCGCACCGGCAATTCGACGTGGGAAAGCGGAACGAAGATTTGTTCAACCACGGGCACGGGATACACGTCCCTTTACCCGATTACGGGTGAATACGTCGGATTCTTCATCAAAACTCGGTCGCAGCTCGGAGCGTACTGCGAACAACCCGTGTACACCGAGTTCTCGATGGAACTGCGGAAGAACCGAAATGTGATTCTGAACATCGACAACACACAACCCGTTCGAGCTTACGGTTGGATCGAATTGACCTCACCGCAAGAAGACGAAAGCGGAGCGATGCGTCGCATTCCGCGAAATCCTGTCGCGGGTGAAACCGTCAGAATCGGCGAATCGGTTTACACGTTCGGCACTGACATCAAAATCGGGGATTCGTTGGAGCGCACCTTGCACAACGCCGAGGTGGCAATCAATAAGAAAGACCAGCTCGTAACCGTGACGAATGACGGCATGACCAGACTCACGCTGACCGCGATTGACGCAGGGCGCGTCGGAAACCTGATTTCGTTTTCGACGACGTGCGCTGGAGCGATTACCTCGGGATCGAACCTTGCAAATGGTCTGAACTCTTGGGACGGTGTTACCGAAGGCTTCGTACGCTATGAATCCGCAGGGAGGGACGTAATTCAAATGGACGACGGCGCGGCATACGCCGAACATTACTTCCCCGTTCACTTGGACCAAGTGACGCGCGCCCGAAACTGGTACGAATCGGAAACGTTTAAATTTGGACAACCTTTGTATTTCGCCGATTTGACCTACCCTTGGAACTCGCCGCAAGCGCAGGAAACCTCATGGCTGAACTCGTCCGTTCAAAGCAAGGAAGAAGGTGCGGCGCAAGCGGTGATTTGCTGGAAGGAAAATGCCAAGTATCCCGACTCGAACGGACAGGTGGGCTTCCCACTCGACGGCACGCTCGAAGACGTCAAGCAAACGACGAATCCCAATCACACCGATGAAGTTGCATATGGTCCGTCCCGTGTTACACAAGGCTTGGTTCTGAACCGCATGGTTGACGTGCGATATTCCGTAAATGTTCCCGAAACGTTCACGCTGCGTTTCACCGTGAAGCTGACCGCTCAAAGCATCAACCTCTACGAGATTATGATTCTGCGTGATGCTGCGAATACACGGTGGCTGCGTCTTGTCTTGGAAAACGATAACATCGTTTGCATTGGTTCCGACGGAATTGTGCTTCGCGCTCCGTTCACTCGGTCGCTCAAGTATGACTTCCTGTTCGTGCAGCTGACGCAAGATGAAGGTGCTCGCCGCTTGTCGTTTGGTGTTGAAAAGACGAAGATTGACGGAACAGAAGTTGCGGACGTCGCTCCGATTGGTAAATTCGACACGCTGGTTTTGGGTGACGATAAGTTGGAGCGGTGAAAGCGCGAAGTTCAATGCTTGAAAGATGAGCGCCAGTGTGCTAAACTGGCGTCATCTTTTGCAAAAGAAGGAATTTCACACATGAAAGATGGTCTGAAAATCGTCGGAACGGCTCGGTGCTGGTACACCGACGAAAACGGAAACAAGATTCATTACACGGAAAAGAAGAACGCTATTGTCAATGCGGGCTTCGATTTCGTGCGCCATGCGATTGCTGATGCAGACGCTCGTCCGAACATCATGAAATATGTGGCAATCGGGCAAGGGTCGTCCGCAACGGCGGTGACGATGGTCACTCTCGAAGACGAAGGAAACCGTGTCGCGGGAACGTGGTCTTTTGACGATGACAAAAAGTCGTTCACGATCACGGCGGTCTTCGCTCGAAACACAATCACGAAGAAAATTCAAGAAGTTGGTGTCTTCAACGCCGAAACGGCAGGAACAATGCTTGACCGAGCGGTTTACGCCGAGTCGATTCCCGCGTTGCCGAACTTGGAATTTACGCAAACTTTAACGTTCGAGTTGGCGTAACATGGCAAGAACCTTTCGCGTCATCGTTCCGTGGACATACGACAACATCGGGAGCCAGATGTCCGACTCGTCCGTCATGTTGAATGTTCCTTACGAATGGTTCGCTCACACACTTGGGGCGGAAGATTCCGTAACGGAAAACATCGGAATTTCCGACGAGTTCGGGAATCTCTCGATGAGCGGTGACGTCCACGAAACTTTGACGATGAAAGGTCAGTTCACAGCAAAACCGAATCTTCCGATGTACGAGCCGATGTTTATTTCGGATAAGCTCGGAAACACGAGTGCTCGCGTCAATGTGACAGAAACGTTGACAATCGGTGAAACGACAAAAGCGGACGTGGACATAACGGACCACCGCTTCCTTTCGTTCTACGACACTTACGTCAAATCGGACAACGGCGAGGAAATTCGGGAAACGAACGCCGAGCGCGAGCCCGTGACGATTCTAAGCGACGTCGAAATTTCGTATCAGCCGGAATACGACGACGAATTTAAGTCGTACACCGAGCGCAAATCCCCACTTGGCTACTCGGCGTTGCGTCCGTTGTACCCCGGAGATTACGAATATCAGGATGCGATTGTCGGTGTTCAAGTCGATTTGACACCGCCCGTAAGCGGACGTTTCGGTGTCGCCGGAGCAACGCTGCACATCGACGTTGAAGACGTCGTTGACAAAGGGCAGGAAATCTTTGACGAGGAACGTCCGTATTCGGGAAGAACCCGCGTCTGGTTCACGAAGAAGTTTTACACGCGCCCGAACGTGTTTACGGAAGTCCGAAATGCGAATCCTCCGTGTCGAGTCAACATTCTTGCCGTGGACACGCGCGGCGTAGGTTCGGATTCATCGCATCAATACGGTTATTTTGATTTTGAACTGTTGAACTTCACCGACGGAACCGCATGGACGTCGGGTGAAGTTACAATCGCTTGGAACGCTATCGGATATTAGTCCGCAATTCCCAAACGTTTTAATTCTTTCAAAGTGAAGCCCAGACGGTACAAATAATTGTTTTCGTCCAGTTCCATTCTGAACCAACCCGAAGTGTTTTCGTCAATTTGAGCTTCAAACGCACCTTCGGCGTTTTCTCCGCAAGGTTTCGGGCAAAAGCGATTCGCCCAAATCGACCGCAACTGCTCTTTCGCTTCAACGGGGAACAGTTCCAGCGCAGTCAAAACGTCCTGTTTCGTGTTATAATTTTTCGGCAAACCTTTCATTTCGACGTCCTTTCAAACAAAAGCGTAATAATTTTTTCCGGTCGGGCGGGTTATCGTAACCGAAAAAGGAATTTCATTCGCGTATTCGGTGAGTTTTTCCCGAAGAATCTTGGATCCTGTGAACGTAACGTGTTTTTCACCTTTGAGTTCGAAAGCGATTATGACGTAATCGTCGTTGTTCAGCTTTGATTTCTGTGATTTGAACCCGAGTAAGGTTATTTCCTTGTCGAGAATCTCGTCAATTTTGAGATGCGTGCCTTCAAACAAGCAGTCGTTCGAATGACGGATTTCGGAAAACTTTTTCATGTACGTTCCAAACAGTTCTTTTATTTTCAATTTGTCCGCGAGATTCTTCGAGCAACAATGCTTCAAAATCCCCATCGTGGACGCTATTTTACCAAGCGCGGATTCATAAGTCAAGTTTTGCAGTCGGGCAAATGATCGTTTCATTCTACGAACCGTTCGTTTCCGCAGCAATATGTATCGCTTAAAGTGGCGATAGCCGAGAGCGTCAACACCTCGATTCGTTTTGAAGATTTCCGATTTCGAAAGCTTTTGCTTTTGAACGTTTCGCACAAACAACTCAACTTCTCGTTTCACTTCTCGAAGAAAATCCTTGTCGTTCGAGAAAACCATTCCGTCGTCCATGTAATTGACGTAAGCTTTTGCGCGCAGCTTTTCTTTAATCAGGCGATCGAGCGGTGTTCTATAAATGTTCCCGAAAATTTGCGAAGTGAGATTCCCGATCGGAACGCCGATTTCTTGAGAATCGATCACGTTGAAGACGACGTCCAAAAACCGTTCGTCTTTGATTTTCGAGCGAAGTCGCGATTTCAGATATTCGTGGTCCATCGTCGGATAATACTTTGAGTGATCAAATTTGTAGACGTATTCATATTTTCGAGTGTATTCCGCGACTTTTTGACTCGCTTTGTGCTGCCCGAACCCTTTTCGGCAGGCGTATGCTGCCGAAATGAAAGTCGGTTCGAAAATCGGCTGAATTATGTTCACAATCGCCCAATGGACGATTCTGTCTTCAAATTTACAAATGGAAATATCGCGCTTCTTCGGTTCGAAAACGGTTCGGTTCCGATACGGTCCATGTTTCCAAACACCCATATTTAATTTTTCACGGAGGTTCTCAAGGTTTTCTTCGAGATTCGATTCGTAAATTCTGATCGATTTAACCGAGCGACGTCCACGCGCCGCGTTTTTGAACGCGAGTTCAAAGTTTTCTTTGGATATGAATTTTTCCCAGAGATAGCCGTAACGTTTCATCGAAAGTCCCTTTCGAACTCGTGAGAGCCTACTTGGGAACTCTCGAACTTCGTTGTGTGTTTCGGACCGAATTTAATCGCGTACCGCAGTAAATTCGCCAGCCGTATCCGCAAGTTGAAGTTTCTTGCGAATGTGTATCGAAGCGCGGACCGAATAATTCGTATTGAGCGTAGCACGCGAATTATTGCCATTCAGCGCCCGTGAGCCGCAGTGCGAGGAGTTATTCCAATTCCCGCCGCCAAGCAACACAGCCAACGCGTTAGTGCGAATTTACTTTAAAGAATTTATACAACATGTCGCAAACTATTTGCAACATAAATTTTGCGGATCGCGCCCTCGTTCCATCGCGCCACACGGAGCGCGCTCTCCCGAGAGATCGCCCTACGCCCACTCGAACCCTCGCAAAATCGGGCTCGAAGCGCGGACCGAAAAATTCGTAGCGAGCGTAGCACGCGAATTAGCGCCATCCAGCGCCCGTGAGCCGCAGTGCGAGGAGTCAATCCAAGGCCCGCCGCCAAGCAACACAGCCAACGCGCCGTAAGTATCGCCTTTTCCGTCATCAATTCCTTGCCAACCTTTATTCAGAGAAGCGCAAGGCGACTGCAAGAATTGCCACATCTCGCCGCAACAAGACCAAAGTCCGAATCGACTGATCATCGAGCGACCCCCAGTATCTTTGTGAAAACCTGTTGTAACCGGATCCGCCGAACCGGCGATATTCGTTTTTTGATTCGAACCGTCAGCCGCCATCGCAAATTCGTATTCTGTGAGCATCCGGCAATCGACGGAAAGCAAATCTTCAAGATGATTCCCGTAATGACGAGCATCGGTTATCGTCGCGTTTGCGACGAATTGCGTGGACGTGCCGGTGCCGGACTGAAGAAAAACTGAAACCGCCAAATCAATCGGCTCGATGTAATTGAAAAAAGGCAGTGAGGTTTTCGGTCGGAACGAGCGACACCAAACGGAGTTCGGATCAATGCTTCCTGCGGTCATGCCTGAGTAAGGATGCACCAACCCGGTCGCTCCGCCCCAATCGTAGGTCAAACCCGTTTCGATGTCCGCCCCAATCGTGTGAAACCAAGCCACTTTTCTTGAGTTTGATGCCGTGAATCCGTCGGGAATCGTCGAGTTCGAAGACGTTTGAAAAGACCAAACGTCGTTTTTGTTGCACAAATAAATGTAGTATTCGGTGTTCGCGGCAAGTCCGGTCATGGGAATAACGACGTCTTGCGGCATCGAAAACCACCCGAATCCGTCCAATTTGCAGTACCACGGAGCTTTGACTCGAATCGACGTGGCAGATTCGTAAACAAAGTTTCGTGGCGTCGCGCCACCCATTGTGTATCCGAGCGATTCCAAAAGAGCCGTGGACAGATTCGATTTGTCCTGTTTCGACGCCAAATCATTGACGAGGTTTTCGACTGCAGATTCGGGAATTTTACGACTTGCCATTTTCGCACCACACTTGTTGTTGAATTATTTTGAGCGCATCATACGCCATTTCGAGCGATTTTGCAATTTCTTTATTGATATGGTCTTTTGACAACGGTCGGGTGCAAATCGTGTTCGCTATTTGTTTGTCCGATTCACAGCGAACGTATCTGCGGAAAAGAAGCTCACGATTCCAAGATGGAAGCATAAGTCTGCCGATGACGCTCTCGCAAAATTCGGGAGCCGCGCCTTCGAAAAACATTTTCATATATCTGCGTTTATCGCTTGCCGAATATCCGCGCGGCATAATCCCTCGCTTCCTGTTCGCTTCCGAACACCCTCGCCCTTCCCCGTTTCGGGCGAATAATCCACATCGTTCCTTTCCACAATCCTTTTTTCACTTCGATTCTTGTGACGGGAAAACGAATGTCAAGTTCGACTTCGCTTCCGGGCATAACCTCCGTTTCAATCGTCGCGCGGCTTCGAGTTTCCATTTATTATTTTCCCGTTTGAGCGATTTCAGAACTGACGACATCTTTTGCTTCGAGTTTCATCGAAACGGGAGCCATCGTAAGATATACGAAAAATCCAATGACCGTGAGCAAATAAATCACGGCGAGAGCTAAGAATTTCCTGTCGTTCGAAGCTTGCATCTTTTCGTTGGTTTCGAGTAATCGGTTTATTACGTCTTGTTCGCACATTTTGAACCCCTTTCAGTTTGTGAGTTTTATGATAGAACTGCGCACGACCAAAGTCAAGCGTTGACTTCCACGCCAAATTATCGTAAAATTCACGCAAATCATTTAACGAAAGGTATGGCGACATGTCCCAGAATTATACCGAACAACTCAGAAAAGACAACGTTCGCGACGCGATTTACGAAGATTTGCAGAACAACTGCGAAGCTCTGCGCACGTCGTGGTCGGGCAACGAGTTCCCTGCGAATCCGAAAGTGGGGCAGCCGTGCTATCGGGTTGATGAAGACAAGTTGTATTACTGGGACGGTTATCGTTGGTCACAGAAAGGCGGCGGTGGTTCCGCCGCACTCAAAAGCATGGAACTCGCCGCTGCGACATCCGAACGAGTGTCGATTACGTTGGAAGGCGCGCGGTGCATCGACAAAAACATGATGTTTGTGTTTGTCGATAAAATCGCGCAAGACCCGTCGACATATTCGATGAATGATGATGGTACGGTCGTGAACTTCAATCCCGCGATTCCTGCGAACGCAGCGGTGACGCTGCGCTGGTTCGACACGGACGTCGGAACGTTTGATACCGCCGTATTTGCCACGAATGCCGAATTTACGGCGGGAACCGCTACGAACAAAGCTCCGACCGTAAAGCAGGTGCGAAGCGGTTTGGTGACGCTCGACACGGTTCAAACCGTGTCGGCGGCAAAAGTTTTTACTGCCGAAGCTCAGAGAAAATCGACCGAAATCGACATTACGACAGCTGCGGAAAGCTATGTGGCTAACAACGCGGTCGGATTCCAAGACAAAAACGGTCGAGATATGGGGCACGTCGAAAGCGCAGTGTCGGGTGCCGGAATCCACGCTTCGGTGATGGCTAAAAACAAAGATTCTTATCAAGCTTCAGTTGGTGTGGTTGTTCCGCAATCCGGGACGAGCGGAGCTTATGGAATCGCGCCGACTCCCAATAATGATGCACCTAGCAATGCCATTACAAATATCGACTATCTTAAAAATTATTACAATCCTCTTGTATCCAAGAGAGCTGAACAGTGGGAGGGTGAAGCCACAAAACTTTTGGAATATATGTATCCATCACAGGCTTATGGTAGCAACCTTATTAATCTTTTAGATGGCGCAAAAGCATACGCGTTTGACCCAGACACATATACAGTTGATTCAAATGGATTCACATCTTCTAATGCAGTGAGTTTCCCGTTCAGCTTTTCCATCAAGGCACCAACAGCACCTGTAGATTCTATTAGCGAATACTTCTATGTCTTCCCCTTAATAAACCGCACAACTGGCAAGTCAGGCAACTTCTTTCTTTGCGATGTAGAATATCTTGATTTTGTATACGATGATACGCTTCCAGAGCCTGGGCACGCGGCATACTATCGAAATACAGGCATAATAAAATTATGCATATCGGAGGGAAACGTTGATGAAGTTGGTTTGCCACTTTGTGTTTTAAAGGCAAGAACGACTCCTGCAGGTAACAGTTATTCGCTTGTGGAGAGATTCGATTGTTACGGATACTTATCTAACGTTGTTTTCGCTCTTCCGACGTTTAAGAGTTATACAGCCATAGGATCAGATCCGAATAACTTTAACGAAACCTATACTACCAAAAGCAGTTATACTAACAAAATTTTCGCCAAACCGGTACAAGCTGGTGTACCTGTCGAGTTGTGGTCGTATACAGCGGGTCAGACAATTACAGATAATGATAGTTTAGTATCAAGCGAAACTCCTCCGACATCTGGTTCCGGCGTTTGGTATGACACAGTAAACAGAAAGACGTACTATTGTCAAGACTGGTCCAATTCTCTCGCCCCAGTATACGAGGTTTATGGGTACAACTTCGGAAACTTCTGTACTGCTAACTTTCCCAGGCTGACCCTATATAGACGCAACTCCATCAACACATACTCCAGGCACGAGTTGGCACAAATGGGAATGCCTTCAAAAAAATTTATTACACTGATTTTGGGAGCAACTGGCACACTCTACGCCGCGCCGGCAAATGGTTACTTCGTCTTGTGGATTAAAAATGGTTCAGGTTATACTGGAAACGTGTCTTTAAGAGATAATGAGAATAAGATTGGATCAGGTGGAACTGTGACACTCTCGGGATACACACTATTTCGCTGTCCAGCGAGAAAAGGTACCAAGGTCGTTCTGTATTACGATGGAAGCCCTAACTCGAACGATTTTTTGCTTCAGTTCGTGTATGCGGACGGCGAACTTTAAAGAAGGAGCTTCTGAAATGTTTAAAGCGATTAAAGACGGTAAGATTATTGCTATCAATGAAACTGATGATTTTCCCTGCTTGGTTTACGATTCGGTCGAAGTAGATACAGAACGTCAAGTATCTGATTATGTTCATTGCGATGGAGAGTTTGTTTTGACAACTTCTGATCCTGCAATTGAACAATACAAAGCTCAGGTTCGTGAAGTGAGAAACCAGCTCTTAGATAAAACAGATAAGTTCCTGCTCTCGGACTATCCAATCACAACCGCTCAAAAATCCAAGTACAAGCAATACCGTGCTTATCTCCGCGACTACCCCGATTCGTCCGAAGATTGGTTCGAGCGCAATCCAATGACGTTCGACGAGTGGTCTACTTCCCAAGCAACCGCTTGATTTAAAACCTCTTTTCGTATCTATTTTACGCCGATTCCGCAAGCTTGCGGAATCGGTTTCGTTCATGCAATCCTATTCTTGTAGACGGAAAGGGGGATGAAGCGATGCATCATTTCGACAGACTTATTTTACAACTGATCCTGTGCAGATTGAGAGAGCGAGGCATCTCCCCTCCGCCGACTGAAAGGTAAAATCTCATGGAAAATTTTCAGCAATTCAACACGAGCTTCGTCGGATTCGTGCAGCAAAACAAGATTTTTAATTCTTGCGGAACGCTTATCGGCTACACCGCCGAAGAATACAACAAAGCCGTGAACACGGCAAAGGAATTTGAGAAAATCCTTTACGACAAGGGGATTTTGCAAAAACCGAAAACGCCCGAAGAAATCAATCGAGAGCTTCAAGAAGCGATGAAGCAAATGACGCAATCCATCGCCAATCTGAACGCCGAAATCAATTCCCTGAAAAAGGAGAGCCGAAATGATAAGCAAGGAAACGGTAATGAATTTGGCGGGACGGTTTCTCGGACCGGAAAGAACTCAAAGACTGAGCCAAGCGTTTGATTTCGCAAACCAGCTCACATCGTTCACCTGCAACCCAGAAGAAGTGATGCAGAAAGCGGGAATCACGCTCGAAAACATCAAAACTGCGAGAAACCTGCTCGGAAATCCATTCGGGGAAACAATAATCAGATGTCTTGGTGGCGACAAACAAACCGTGCTGTCAGGTTTGAACAAAGCCGAGCAGATGCTCAATTCGAGCGCGAGTGCTCCAAAACAAATTTCATTTGCGGAACAAGCCCCCGCAAGCGAACTGGACGAACTACAAGCGACGCTTGCTCGTCTGAAATCATAGGGCTAAACAAGAGGATCCTGACATGGATAAGGAAAACTACAGTTGGGGCGGAATCGGCTTTTTGGCGATTTTCTTCCTCATTTTGATCGCGGTATTCGCTCGCGGCGGTTGTGGCAACGGTTGGTTCGGAAACGGTTGCGGCAACGGAACTCCGTTCGGATATGACAACGGACCGATCGGCTACGGTTTTCAGAACTTCCGCGCCACTTGCGACGCTGAAAAATCTGAAATCGTCAACACCGCTCGGACGCAGTATCTGACGGAACAGCAAGCCGCTGCGACCCGTGAATTGGTCAACGCCACCGCTCAGGCGACGCAGACCAAAATCGACTACTACGGTTACCAGGACTTGCGCGATAAGCTGGCTGAATCCCAGCGCGAAAACATGATGTTGCAGAACCAGTTGTTCGTCAAAGACCAGTTGGCTCCCGTCAACGCCACGTTGGCTTCGATTCAGTGCAACATGCTGCGTCGTCCCGAAATTACGGGTGTGGGCGCTTGCTGCCCGAACGCCGCCGTCATCAACGGATTGGGCATCAATTCGCTGAACAACGGTTGCGGCACCTGCAACGGCAACGTGCTGGTCTAACCGATTCGGATGCGCCGACCGTGAAATCGAGCGTCGGCGCATCCTGACCTCAAAAGGAGAACTCGAATGTGTGAACTTACAATCAAATCCACATCTATCGCCATGTCCGGCAGCCAGCTCGTAATTACGATTCCTGCCGTCACGTTGACGAATCATCAGCGGTTTCGCTTGATTCTGTGCCAAAACATTCCGACGGCTGCAGCGGTCAGTCAAGTGATTCTGGCGACCCCGACTCAAACAATGAATATGTTTGTTCGAACAGGCAATTACCTTCGAGCCGACCAAATTCGCTGCCGTCGGGTTTACGAAATGGTCTACGGAACGGACCCGCTCCATGTGTCGATGATTTGCCCACTTCGTCGAAGCTGCTACGATGTAGCTTTCCCGAACGGAACAACGACAACGACAGCGAGTTCGAAGAAGGAGAAATCCGTTGAAACTGCTTGATTTTCTTGCAGGTGTCATGGTTGGCAGCAAATCGGGACGCAAATTCATAGCCAAATCGCTTTGCGAAGCGTCCCTTTTTGTTGACAAACAAATCAAAAAGACGCCGATTGCCGAATTGTTCAAAGACAAAAAGGAAGATGAAAAATGTCCGACTACAGAAAAATAGCCGAAATGTACGCCGATTCCGATGCGGACTGCAACATGTCGCATCTGACGAAAATGACCTCCTGCTTCATTGACGAAATGAAATCGGTCGCTCCCGCACAAACCGAGAAGTTTCTCTGTGACCTCGAACTGTTTGTTTGTCCGTTCGGTTCGCGGAAGCTCGCTGAAAAAGCCGCCGCGGGATTCAAGAACAAAGATGGAACAACGGGCGCGCATTGGAAATACGAAGACGTCGAGGACGTCGCGCGGAAGCACAACATCGAACCCGACGAAATTCCCGAATTTTATTTCGTGCTGAACATGATGTACAGCGACTACGCCAAACAAAGCCGAACCGTCGAGGATTACGTCGAACTGGCGATGGATTTCATCGACGACAAAGACGCTCCCGAAGACAAAGCGGCTCGGTATTTTCGAGCGATGCGCTATTGACACGAATCCCTGCATTACTGTAAAATGGACGGAGCTTCAATCATACGAAAGGTTCCGCCCATGAATGTTATCTTCGTCAACCGAAAACCATATATGATTTATATTTCATTCGCTGAATTGGCGGATATTTGGACAACTTGCGGTATGGTTGGTTGACACGTCAACCCAAATATGCTACATTGCAAAGAGTAGGAGCGTGACCACAAATGCAGGAATCAAACAACATGTCCCCCACCGCTACAGTGCCGTTAAGCGAGAAAGTGAGCGCAACTGCTTTAACGAGCAGCGGAATCACATTTCCTCTTTGGATTGATTATTTTGACCATTGGTTTAAATTTTTCATCACCATAATTTATCTGATTGTCGCAATTTACACGCTTCAAAAACAAGTGATTCGTCCGATTCTCGCGGCTCGCAGACACAAACGGAAGGTTAAGCGTCAATGTTAGAAAAAGGTTTCAACGATTTATGCGAACGAATCAAGTTCGCCGAGGGTTTCCGCGCGAAACCCTATTTGTGTTCCGAAGGTGTACCCACAATCGGGTACGGAACAACCGCTGTTTCCGAATACGAAGCGGAATGGCTGCTTCGACATCAGCTTCGGGAAGGTGTTGAATTGGTTGAAGGGTATCTCGAAAACGAGCAGATTTCCCTCGACGAGTTCAGAAAAATGATTTTATGCGAAATGTGCTATCAGCTCGGATTCAAAGGTCTGATGGCGTTCAAAAAGATGTGGCGCGCGATTCGTGATTTTGATTACGAAACTGCGAGCCGCGAAATGCTGAACTCGGTGTGGCATCGCCAGACACCCGTTCGGTGCGAATATCTGGCGAGAAAGATGCGCGAGGGTGTCTAACATGAAAAATGCGTTGAAAAATCTGGCGAAAGCCGTTTGGTCGAAAACCGTGTTGGCTGCGATCATTGTCGCTTTGTGTGGCGCTTTGGGTTACGAAATGTCGTCCACGGGAGCAGACCGTTTGGCGTGCATGGTTCCCGGTGTTTCCGGTTGCGAAGCAAATGGCAAGTGAGCTATACGCTATCATAGGCGCGGTGGCGATGTTCTTCGGAGTTATCGCCGCGGCGTTTATTGTCGGAATCAATTACGAATCCCATAAAAAAGGTGCCGAATATGCGGAACAAATGCAAAAAATGCTTAACGCTCTTGACGATATTCGCGGCGACGTGGATTCTGGCGAGCTGCCGCTCAAATATCGCGACTGATTTCTGCGTCGTGTACAAGCCGATGCTTCCGAGCCGCGCCGACACCGAAAACTCGATTCGCCACATGAATATCTACTACAACCTCTGGCAGCAGGAGTGTCGTTGAAATGAGTCAAGATTTTGTTCACATATCTCCCGCCGAGAAAATCTCAAACTCGCTTCAAAAACTGTTGAACCGAGATGTCGCCGCTCTGACCATGTTCAGCGGCACCCGTGATCCCGACGCGTCAATGCTGAACGAAGACATGGTTGGCATCTGGTTGGATAGGACCGACCTCAAAGTCATCAAACGTCTGGCTTCGTTGACTCCGAACGTCGTCTGGGAAGACCTTTTCAACTATGGAAGTTATGTTCCAACGAAACCTGAAATCGGCGCTGCGTTCCAACCGCTTGACGAAGTGTTGACGCTTCTTTCCGGTGTCACTCCCCAGAACGGCGCGATTCCCTACTTTGTTTCGGATTCGCAGATGTCCGTGATTACGATGAAGCAATGGGCAATTCAATTCTTGCAGAGTGCGGATACCGCCGCAGCGAGAAATACGCTCGGACTCGGTGCGCTCGCCACACAGGACACCATTGACGGTTCTCAAATCGCAGACAAATCCATCGGGATTGAAAAGCTGAACTTCAACGTCAGTTCAGCAGGCTACGACACGGGCGACGTCATGGAAACGATGGGAACGAAAAAACTGTCCGACGGCTGGGTTCTGATGAATGGCGGCACGATCGGAAACAAAACGTCAAACGCCACAGCTGCGGCGGACAATTCGTGTGAAAATTTGTTCAAAACTCTCTGGTCGAACGCAAATCTTAAAATCTACGGACCGGACGGTATCGAAACAAGTCGCGCGTCCGCGGCGCAAGATTGGTCGAACTCGAGGCAACTTGCCTTGCCAGACCCGCGCGGACGCATTATGATTGGAACCTCAAATCAAGGCGATGTCGGAAAATGCTCATCCCTTCCAATGTCCACGGTGGGCGCGGCGTCAAAGAATATCAATCTGATTTCGGTCAAGTGCTACATTCGTTTGTGATAGGTGCGGCATGTCGCAGAACTTTCCCACAATTACATTGAACACGGAAATCTCGCAAGGTTTGAACGAACTGCAAGAACGGGACTTGACCGCAGCAACAAGATGTGACTCTCAGCGAACCTTTCCCGTGTCCCCTGTCGAGGGGCAGATTTTCTGCCACAGCGGCGAGAAACAAGTTTACGTTTACGTTGGCAATCAATGGCAGCCGCTCTGGAATTTCGAGCATGGCGCGCCGTACACAATCAAAGAACTGAACGCTGGGTTCCAGCCGCTCAATGAAAATTTAAGCAATTTCAGAGCAATCGAACCAGCGGCAAATCTCGTTTACGCGTTTCCGCAGCTGACTTACACGATTACCCCGATGTGGCTTTTCGCCTACGGGAAATGCAACGGTAAAAACGATGCAACGACGTTCCTTAAGATTGGGGACATCGGGTTCTTGAACGGAATTAACGGTTCGAGAATTGACGATTCGACAATTCCCGCACGAGCTTTTGCGAAAGATTTGGAAACGGAAATCCCTCGCGAGATGTCAATGCTTTGCATCAAGCGCACGTTCGCCACGACTTGGGACAAAACGAAATGGGTTCCCGCGGACGGTGGCACGATTGGCGCATCGGTGTCAAACGCCAAATACCGTGGCGAGATATACAAAAACGTGTTTCTCGGACTCGGAGGTACCGAAGGTCAATGGCAATCCGGGCAAACGAAAACGCTTCCAAATTTCTTGGCTGATAACTGGATTATCGAAAACGGAAAGAACGAAACGTTTTCTTTATTCTTGGGATTCAAAACCGAAATCGAATATCAGCAAGGATTGGTAAATTACATCTCCGTAACGCTTCCGCAAGATTCCGAATGCGAAATCATATTGCAAGCTGCGGGTGGGGGTGGATCCAGCGCGTCTGCTGGCGGCGACCGAAATCGACGCGGGGGCGCGGGTGGTTCCGGGGCGTATTTGCGCTTCAAAGGCGTCGCGAAAGCGGGAACGTATCGCATGGATATTGGCGCGCCCGGACACGGAGATCCCGGTCATCAAGGAAACAAAGCCAGCGAAGCTGGTCAGCCTGGCGCCGATTCGACTCTCAAATTCAACGGCGGAAGAGTATGCGTTCTCGGCGGTGGGGGCGGCGCAGGAGAAGCAAATTCGACAAGAAAGGGAAATCACGCGGGTTCAAACGGCGTGGGTGGAAAACCCAAACTCGAATCAAGAGAATACGTTAAAAGTTCAACGGTATACGAATTGTTGTACGGACGCGCGGCTGACGATTCGATAACCCCCGGCGCGAAAGACATGCGCGACTACGACGGCGGCTATTCGGAATACAAGCTGCGAATCGATTACAACTCGAAACGCGGGTGTGGAGGTGTTGGCGGATGGGCTGGTCAAACAGGGAATGTGTCATACGCGTTCTTTTCGAGTCCAAAAGCTGTCAATGGTGCAACCCAAGACGTCGGATTTATCTACTGCAATTTCTTGATTCGATTATGAAAAAAGCGGGATTTGCTACCAACAAATCCCGCTTTCGAGCGTTATGAATAAAAACAGCGTAATTATATCACGGCGTTTGCGAATCCGCAACCGAAATTTCAGCACCACAAGCGGCGTATCCGGCGATGTCGATCCACGAATCCTCGTGTTTCGGGTTGCCTTTGAGCCGCGCGGTTTTGAATAAAATCATCATCACGGCGACGTCAGCAGCTGTCAGTTCGATATTCAGATACGCTGACCAAGCTTTGGCGATTCGTTCAAACGTTCCGCTCGGGTTTCCGTGCGCTTGTTCACGGCTTCCGCAGACTGTTTCAGCAGCTTTGGTTAAAAGTTCTTCGCGTGTCAATGGTGATAACTCCCGTTTGCTTGTTTCTTCCACAAACCTTGTCTGGCTCGTTCCTTGTTCACTTCCATTTTTGCAACGATTGCATCGTACAATTCGCCGTCGGCATCGGCGCAATGCTTCACAATCGCCTTGCAGGTGAACATTCCGATTGCCGCTTCAAAGCGAAACCAGAGCGCGGACGCCACGATAAAGCAGTCAGCCAATTCCGTGATTTGCTTTTCGGGGTCTGCTGTTTCCGCCCGCCATTCGTCAAATTCTTCATCAAGCTTCAAAAGCTGTCCCGCTTTATCCGCATCTTTGAACGTGACTTCGTGCCAATCGGCGATTCGTTTCGCCAAGTCGTAAAATTCTTGTTTCATTTCGAGTCCTTTCTGGGTGAGCATTTGAGATATTCATCAATAACGTTTTTCAATCCAAGTTGGTTCATACAATAATCATACTGCTTCGGGTGTGTTTCTTTCATCTTGTCAAACCTGGTTTCGCCTTTCTTTTCACAATGCAAGCCGTACATGCAGAACATGCAACCCGTTCTATGAACGCCAGTCGTATATAATTTTCCGTTTTCATCTTCTTTAATTTCTCCATAAACGGAAGGAATCTTCAATTTGAAACGACGGATATATTCCAAAACGTCCTGCTCCGTCCAAAACGACATCGGTTTGCTTTCAGGATGTTTTGCGGAAAAGGCGTTGCAATTTGTTCCAAGATATTTGTTCCAACGCAAACGGCTTTCCTCTGCCATTGTTCCGACAATCGGATGACGTCCGCTTTCTTTCTCAAACTTTTTCGCTGGATTCTTTTTCATCACATCGCAGCATTTGTTTGAAATTTCAAAAGGAGCATCAATAAGCGGTCTCCAACAATTTGACAGTTTTGACATAGTCCCTCGGCTCCCATCTGGGAGAATACGACCATTCAACCGAATGTTTTTAAGTTTTTCTGACTTGGAGTGGCGTAAATCATAGATGAATCCTGATTGCTCCTTTGAAATAATCGGATACCCGTATTTTTCCAAAACCTGCTTGAAGGTGTATTTCGGTTTTACCCAGACCACGTTTTCAGTTTCTTTAACGTGCTGACGCAATTCAGGGTATTCCAAACCGGTATCGACAAACACAGCGGGAATGTCAGCACAGGTTTTGATCGACCGAGCGATATGAAGCAAAACAGTGCTATCTTTTCCGCCCGAAAAGCTTATAAAGACCTGTCCGTTGTATTGGAGATACCACTCCAAAATCAATTCCTTTGTTCGCCGGATTTTATCTTCGAGCGGAAGTTTCAGCAATGCGAGTTTTTCTTCTTTTGTCATTTCAGTTCCCCTTTCATTTTATATCCGCTGATTTCGCAAAAATCATACTGCTGTTTTTGGCACAACCGATTCGCGACTCTGTTATCAGCCGATTCGCAAGCCATAACCAAACCTGCGAAGATTCCGAGAACCGCCGTTACGATCATCATCACTGCCGTGCCAAATAAGTCTTTATCCATTTTCGTTCCTTTCAGCCGTAATCAGATCGCCGTACGGCAAATTCTTGATAAATTCGCAAAAACCGCCTTCGCCAGACCACAACCCTTTCAGCTTATGATCCCGCCGCTGAAAATACATATTCCGCAGACATTTCGCGTTTACGTTCAAAAGCCGCGTCTGCAAGTACGCATCGGGCAGATTGCCGATAATCAAATCCTGCAAATACGCTTTTCTGTCGGGTTTCGTCAGCTCCGAATTGTATTCCCGAATCGAGTCGTTCAGACGGTCAAGCGTGTCTTTGAAAATCGGCGTTTCAAACATTTCTTGCGTCAGTCCGTTTTTCCACGATTTGTGCATCGTGCTTTCGCTGATCTGGCTCAAATGCCGATAGCGGTCGAGTTGCTTCCACCAGAAAAGCGGAGCTTGAACCAAAATATGGTAATTGATAAATTCCAAAAAGGCGTTATGTCCGCCGTCCATGGGGGCAAGCTTTTTCGCCACGCGGTCGATGTCTTCTTTCGATGCTTCGAAATTGTCAAACGACGTTTTTCCGAACGACAACATCGTGCCGCACAAAGCGGTTTCAAAGCCGAAACAATTTAAAAGTTTAAATCTCATACGATTTTCCTTTCCTTCAATTCCGCAGATTCGAAATCGAGTCGCGGATCCACTTTCACAATGTTCATGCACTTAACCAGCGCCGCCGTGTAGCAATCGGCGACGCAGCTATATTTGAAGATTTTTTCCATACCCGTTTGTCGTTTTCTGGCATGGACTTGGAACACAAATTTTTCGGTCATTTTCCGATCTCGATCTCCCTGTCACACTCCAGTGATTTGTGAGTGATAACCAAAATCTGCCGCAGCTTTCCGCCGTCCCGCAAACGCATCAGTGCCGAGTGGACTTCTTCCGCACGTTCCTCCGACATCGAAGCGTCGATTTCGTCTGCGATAAACAACGAAAGCACGCCGCGAGTCAGCACTCGTCCCAACGACAAACGCAAAGCGATATTCGCCAACGCTTTCTCCGAGCCAGAAAGCAGACAGATTTTTTTGCCGTCCAACAGAATATCAAAGTCTTCGCTGATTTCAAAGCGATTTAATTCGCCGGCGGACATTTCCGAAATCATCTGCGACGCCACGCTTTCGAGCGACGGAATCACGAACGTTTTGACTCGGCGCTTGAACTCAATCAGACCCGCAAGAGCGGTTTCGTATTTGTCCGCGAATGCGGCAGCTTCGCTCTGGTCTTTTTCAATCAGACGGCGAGTCGATTCGTTTTGCTCAAACAATTTGAGCTGCAATTCGTAATTCGTCCATGCGTTCAGCCGCAGTTCCAGTTCTTCTTCAGGCGGCAGAAAGGACAATTCACTGTGCAATCGAGCGATTTCGGTGTCCAACTCCGCCTTCTTGGCGATGAAATCATCGTAGATGCGCTTTTCCGAAGCAAAACGTTCCAATTTTGTTCTGTATGATTCGTTTGCGGCGAGCAAGTTTCGCAAGTTCGGCAAGTCCTCGATTCCTTCGAGCGACAAATTCGCTCTCTGAATATATCTCCGCTTCGCATCGGCAAAATCTTGCAGCTGTTTCAACGTGTATTTCGGTTTTTCGAGTGATTCGACGTTTTCAGGAACGTTCGACCACGCCTGAAGTCGACGTAATTCTTCGCTCAGTTCGCTTTCGGCATGCGTGGGAATTTCAGGTTCGGCTTCAGCAGCAAACGCATGTCCGCACTTCGGGCATCTCGTCTTCGGAGCTTTTTCCCAAGCTTTGCGGCGATGCCACTCCGAAGATTCCCCAGCGATTTCTTCAAACGTCATCGTCGGTTTCGGACATTCGGGAACAGGAACATACGATTCAATCAAACGGAATTGACGTGCGCGTTCCTCGTCGGAAGGAATGTCTTTTTCTTCGATACCTGCAAACGCAATTTCAGCGTTCAAATCGGAGTACGCTTTAAATCTGGCGTTAAGGTCGGAAACACGATTCCGCAATGTAGCGATTTCTTCGGGCGAAAGCGCTTGCTCCGGTTGTGTCGGAGCTTCAGGTTCAATCGCTGGCGCACGGTTTAGCTTTTCAGCGGACATGCGCGCGGCTTTCAGCTCGGCTTCGAGTTCACGAACTTTTTTCAGCTGTGTTTCGACGTTCGCTCTGTCGTATGCAGGCTTCGGCGGAACATCGGTCTTCGGCAGATTGTCCAGCGTTGTCTGAAAGGCGGCGGCTTTCGCTTTGTATCCATTCAGTTCTGCACGGACGTTTTTTATAACGTTGTCGATTTGCTTTGCGCCAATCAGAGCGTCGATGCAGGCTTTGCGCTCGGCGGGAGCGACGTCGGTCAAACGAGTTAAGTCGCCCTGCTTTGAGTAAATCGAGAAATTGTACACGTCCGACCCGAATCCGAGCAGCGCGGCGATAAACTTGTTGCACTCGGTCGTGCCGACAACCGTATCATTGATTTTACAGTTGTCGAGTGTGCGGACAATCCGATACGGCTTGCCTTTGATTTCGATTTCCAATTCGACGGACAAATCGGCAGCGTAATCGGATTTCGATCCTCGCAGCTCCTTTGACCCGAACAAAGCAAACGACATCGCTTCAACTATCAGAGTTTTGCCGCCGCCATTCTTTCCGCAAATTGCGGTCAGACCGTCAGCGAAATTCAGTTCCAAGTCTTTGTGCTTGGCGTAATTTTTGAGGTGAAGTTTTTTAAGCATTGCGGTAACCTTCCCAGCATTACTACTCATATCATAAGATTTTGTATGATTCACGGTTCAACGAGTCCAGTTTCGTAACATCTGAAATTTCAGAAATCACCAGAGCCGATCTCTCCCCGTGCGTAACTTCCGGCATAGCCTGCCGTAACAAATTTGTCGCCGCATTGATGTCGCGATCATGGTGCGCCCCGCAATCGGGGCATATCCATTCACGGACTTGCAACGGCATCTTTTCCTGAATACAACCGCAGTTCGAGCAGGTTTTGCTCGAAGGGAAATATCTATCAACACGATAAATATGTTTCCCGTAAATCTGCGCTTTGTACTCGATCTGGCGATTGAACTCGCCAAAGGAAACGTTCGTGATAGCTTTCGCGAGGTTGTGGTTTTTAACCATTCCACGAACGTTTAAATCTTCCAGTGCGATCACGTCATATTTTCTCACCAGATATGTCGTGATCTTGTGAAGCCAATCTTTTCGCTGATTCGCGACTCGGTCGTGTTGCCGCGCCAAGCGCAAACGTGTTCTTTCACGCCTTTTGCTTGCCCGCTGACGCCGAGCCAGTTCGCGATTCAATCGTTTCAACTTCTTTTCAGATTTCTGAATCCACCGAGGATTCGCAAATTTGCACCCGTCAGATGTGATGGCGATGTCCTTCACGCCTAAATCGACGCCTGCATATTTGCCAGTCTTCGGTAACGCTAAATCTTTTCGCAATTCAACCGCGATTGAAATGTACCACTTGTCAGCGACATGCGAAACCGTGCCGGACATGATTTTGCCGTCGAATCGGAGACGTTCAGCCATTCGCATCGGTTGCATTTTGGCGAGTTTGATGCGTTTCCCGTCAATGCAAAAATTTAAGTTGTCCAAACCAAACGAATCATGAACACCTTTCTTTTTGAAATGTGGGAATTTTGTCCGTCTATCAAAAAAGTTTTTATATGCACGACCGAGATTCCTAAATGCAATTTGAGAACAGCACTTGCTTACTTCGCAAACAAATGGAAATTCTTTTTTCTTAACGGAATTGAAAATTTTGTCCAATTTAAAACGATTTATTTTCCCACCATTCTGATATCTGCGTTCCCATTCTTCCAATCCCCAGTTATAAGCAAATCGAGCAACTCCGCAGGACTTCTTCAAGAATTGTTCCTGTTCACGGTTCGGATATATGCGTATTTTGTGAGCTAAAATCATTCGTCGCTCCTCAGCGAAACCTAAGATGAAGAAGCGGCAGCTTTGTAGGTTGCAAAGTTTTCGGGAGCGATCCTATCCGCTTCTTTGATGACATATTCTCATAAACAAAGAATTGTGTCAAGCCCAAAAGAGTATTATTCTAAGCCATATTTCGCACAAATTCATGACATTCATCGATCAGTCATCATAACCCAGCATTCTTCTTTGATTTGCGTATCGACGTCTTTCATACATTCGTCGAAAACGCTCCGAGCGTCAAAACCGTCAGCGACGACGTCTTCGTACATGTTCGCCGCTTCTTCGTCGGCGGATTTGATGACGACCTGCATGGCGTCGATGTCTTCTCGATTCGGCGCGATTTCGTTTTCGTGAACCAGAATTTTTACGCATTTGTCATGGACGTCTTCGTTGGAAACATAAAATTCGTCAACGCATTGATACGTCTTGTACAAATTCCCGTCCCATTTCGTTCCAGCCGCTTCGTAATGATTCAGCGGCAACATCGAGTTCACAAATTCGACTCCGCCGACAACGTTGCGCGGACGGAGATTGTGCAGATGCCCCGAATAAATATGATCTGCGTTCAACTGTTTCAAAGCTTCGACGTCGGGGAGGTCTGCGTGAACATAAACGTTCGTGTAATGCTTACCGAGAAACGGCAGCACCATTTCGGCGTAAGATTTTTGATAACTGAACGGAAGAAACAATTCGTCGTCAACAATGTCGGCGTATGTGTAAAAGAAAACGTTATCGAACCCGTCAAACATTTCTTTCAAAATTTCAAACGAGGAAATCTTGCCGGAGCGGGACAGATCGTGGTTGCCTGCTATGAAATGGGCGCGGCAAGCTCGATTGCAATGCGCCCAGCCGCAAATCTTGTCGTACACAAACATCAAATCGTCGTTCGACACGTTCCAAGAATCGAACAAGTCGCCCAAATGATACAAGTCTTCATGACAATTCGCCAAGATGTTCGCAAACGTTTCACGCTGTAACTTCTCTCGGTCGCCGCGCCGATGCAAAGGCACGTTCGCCGCCCATTTTTTCCCGATGTGGGTGTCACAAATAATCATTTTCAAAATCCCCTTTCAGTTTCGCCTGTCCAAACAAGGGCGGCGAAGCAAGTTTTTTCATTCTTCTTTTATAAATCTTCCGCTTTAACGTCGAGCCAACGGCGGGACGCCAGATAATCGCAAAGATGGACGAATTGCTCGAAGCGTGTCACAGGCTTCGGCAGTATTTCCCGACCTTCCCGATCGGTGTTCCACTGCCCGCTGTGCGACCTGATTCCGGCGCAGATGCGATTTACCGTATTTGCCGGGAGATTCTTCAATTCCAAAGCTTTCTTCATTGTGAAGTCCGCTGCCAAATTCGGGTGGTCGTACACCGTCCACTTGTTCGAGTCGTCCCAACCCATTTTAATCGAGTCGTGGAGCAACATCGCCGCGATCAATTCATCTTTCAAATTCCGAAGCTCGTCAAACTGCTCTAAATTCAGCAAATCCAGAGCGAATTTGACGAGAAGCTTCGTGTGCCTGACCAATCCTCCGACACCCTGCGACACGGGGCAATGATACTTGCCCGTCGTCGATGCGCCCTCGACGAAAAACCGCCGCGGGACTGATTGAAGTACCGTAATCACCAAACGTCTGATTTCCCGATTTTCAATCAAGGAAATCTCGGCTGTGAAATCACGAACGTCAAAATGAAGGTCAGTCAAAATGTGCTACGCTTTCAGCTTTTGACGGCGGAAATTTAGAGAATTATCGTTTCGGGTATCGAAGACAAATCCCGCCGCAAAAGCAATGTCAGTTTAAACGAAAGCAAAACCGTTGTCAACGGTTTTGCCACGCTTCGTTTAAATCTCGTTCCCAAAGTGATGAGCGTGTATCAAGATCTTCCCATTTCACGCTTGGTTTTTGAGCGACTTCGAAGCCACTCAAAATATACCACTTGTCTTTTGCTTCAGAATAAACGAAATACCAGTATTCACCTAAAGAGGTAAGAATCTGGTCCCGCCGAGCAGCTTGCTGATCGAACAGTTTTTTGGTCGTTCCTTTCACGTTCTCGGTCGATTTCACCTCCGCATAATACGTATTTCCTAATTCGGTAATAACGAAGTCGCTCGGAGCTTTCGCAAGCACAACTCCGTGCCCCCGACCTTGAAACGTGTCGTGGGTATCGGAGAACCGGAAGCAGCAGCAAGATTTGTTTCGGTTGAAGTATTTGAAGATGAAATCTTCACAGATTTTGGAGAGGGGTTTGTTAGGCATTTTCCAATTCCTTTCGTTTCTGCCGAATTTCGTTTTTGATTTCTTCAACGGATTCGGGTTTGATTTTCTTGTCCGTATAAAACTGAATGATTTTGTCCCACGTCGTATCAATGTACCACTGCCGGTCGAGTTCGGGAAAATCAGAAACTTTCAGGTCTTTGACGGACTTGTTGTACACGAAGCAGTTATCCGGCGCGCCCGCAAACTTCGCCAAGTCTTTGCCGAGTTCCTTGCTTTTGTACAACGTGCCGACGTCGTTCGTCGAAGCGAAGACTCGAAATGTTTTGTCCGTCAAAATCTTGCCGAGCGAAGTCGGACGCCGATAGGTCTTCAACCTCCCCGTTTCGGGGTTGATTTCCTTGAACTCCTCGACTTTCGCGCCGACATAAACGAAATTGTATGCGCTCGATTTGACGAAAATCTTTTGGAAATCAATCAAATTGTCGTCCGCATAAATTGTTTCCGCCGGTTCGATGCCCTGCGCCAAGAACGCTTTGACGGCTTTGTTCAAAATCGCGCAGTCGTTGTCCAATTCGTTCAAAGTTTTGACAACCGCTCCCTTCCCTTTCATTCCGCTCAAATCGCCGCCGGGAACAATCAGATAATTGTTCACGTCGCGCTGAAACATCATGCAATTCGGAAAATCGTCGTATTCCAAAACCATTTTCGTCCGCCGCTCCCAATCGTGACAAAGTTCAATAATCTTGTCGCGGTTTTCAGGCTCGTATGAAACATACACGGAATCCGTGTTGCAAGCGATGATTTCGCACACGTTTTCCAACTGCTCCATGAGATCGAGCAAGAAAATCTGCCCAGTCATACAAGTTCGGTGGCATTGACGGGGGTCAAAAAGTTTGTTGTATTTGTCGCCCGATGCGCCGAACGTGCCGTTTCATTCCTACCCCAAGTTTTCCACTCGTTGGGGATTAGACTATCTCTTGGAAGCTCTCGCTTCCCCTGCCGCTTCGAGAATCGTACCGATAAATTCTCTACTTCCTTTCGGAATAGTCGTTACACGTTCCCTTTCGAGCTTCGCACGGTGTTGCCCATTTCAGGTGGGTTTTCACCGTTAGCCGGATTTCTCCGACACCGCTGGTTAACGTTCAACAGGTTTTTTAATTGACCCTAACAGTCAAGGACAATTTTATAAGGAGCTTGTTCCTTTTTCTTTCCCTCCGCTTTCAGTTGCAAACGTTTCTTGTATATTTCGACGAACTTCTCTTTGTGCCGAGGGTTTCTCGACAAAAGGTTGTGTTCAATGTTCAATGATGGATAAAAACTGGTAACGTCAACGCACATCAAATTCATGCGCTGAAACAAATTGGGAATCGCGGCGTGTCCTCCGCCCCAAGCGGAAACCAGAGGGACGCCAGCGACAACATTTTCCTGCTTGCACCCGATTTGCTGATTTTCCTTTTTGAAAAACCAGTCATAAACGCTTCGATATTTTTCAATCTTGCATTCATATTCGGGTTCGGGCAGGTCCCATTCGTCATTCCACACTTTCGGTTCGCAATCAAGAATTTCCGCAGTCAGCTGTGCTTTCGTCTTGGCGAGGAAAGACAACGGCAAGTCAAATTCTTTGACGAGCGACCATTGAGCGTTGAACTCGGCTTTCGATTTCGTCATCACCTTAATCGTTTCATAGACGTCATGGGCGCAATAATACAGCACCGACTTCCAATCTTCCTCGGTCAATGTTTTCGTCGTGTTGAAAGGAATATGCGTTTCCTCGATGTCGTCGCCCATAAACGCTTCAAGACGTTTCAAAGACAAAATCTTGGAATACATGGCGTCGAAAGCGTACAGCTGAATTTCGTTGATTCGTCTGTCGAGTTCAAACGCCTTTCCTTCCTTTTCAATCAGCCAATCGTTCATGACGCGCGGCTCAATGTCGAGCAGGATTCCTTTCAGAATGTTGTTATCATAAACACGTCCGTTATATGAGCACCACACAAAATCTTTGTGCGATTCATAAAACCGTTTCATTTTGTCAGTGTCGTTGACGATGTGCGTTTCTTCGCCGGTGAGCAAATCCACAATCACAACACACCAATCGCCGTTCGGTGTTTTTGAAAATACTTCAAAGTCGTAGCACAAAATCATTTCACCAACTCCGGATTCTCTCGAATGTTTCCGACAACTTCCATCGACAAGCTAAATTTGACGAAAGATGCCAAGAATTGCTCCGCACCTTCCTCGTCGAGTTTTTTGAGCATGAACGCACCATGTTTATAAGTAACAACGGTGAGTTCCTCTCTCGAAAGTCTCAATATGTCACCCTCGTATATCAGGTTGCCGCAGTCGTCCTCGACGCCAGAACAAAGGTCGATATGGAAATGCGACAATTCGTCGGGAGAAACTTCACGATAAGTATCGTAAAATTCCCCAGCTCCGTCCGGAGCTAGCAATTCGCCGTCGCAATTCAACGCCGTATTGAGAGGATCGCCCCAAGTTCTGTCCCGATCGTCCCAAACACGAAATTTCAAGTCATTCTGTTTTGCCATTTTCTTCAATCTCCCTATTCCACAATTCGACGGCGGTTTTTATTCCGCAATGCTGAACGACGACTCGCCGACCGCATTTCGGACATTTGATTTCAATCGTGCTGTAACTGTCGATCGACAATTCGGGTTCAAAATTCATACAGCAGTGGCTGAGCTTAATCGGTCGCCGTTCTCTCATTTCCGCAAATCCCATTCCTGTTTCGGAACGCAAAAATCATATTTCGTCTTGGAACACAATTCGTTCAAAAATTCCTGTTTTCCTACAGATTTTGAAAAATCGTAGAAAGCCACTCCTATAAGGAGAAAAAGACCAAACAAAACTATTCCAAGTGCAAACTTCACGTCATCGTCCCACATCATTTCTCAAGCCCTTTCCAAATCAAATACAAAGCCCAAACACATAGCCAAAACACCGATTCCAATCCGATGGCGAAAAACAGCATCCCGCCATCGGAAACAACGTCACAACCAAACGCCGTAAGCAGGCATCCGATAAAAGCGCAAAGTAAAGAAATCATCCTTCACCCTTTCCATGAAATTTAGGTTTGAGTTTAAAGCGGTCAATCGTTCGTTCAACACGACCGCGCGGGCATTGGGAAATCGCGAACCAATGTGCTCTTTCCCAAATAAGCTTACATTCCTCTTCAGTGAACCATTCTTCAATCGGCGCTCCTTTGTACCCGTAAGTCCACCTCCCGCCGTGAAACACCCAATCGCGAGAATCTTTAAACCAATTCAGCAGTTGTTCTCTGGTTCTGAACCCGTAATTCGTTTGAATGTTTCTGGCGTATCGATACGGAAGTCCAACTTTCTCACACCATTTTTGGAATCGAACGAATGGTTTTTGTTTTATCGGTTGTTTTACAGACTGTTTGTTAAAGACCTTAAGAATTTCGTCCGTGTCCATGCCGGCATCCCGCAGCGAAAATGCTTGATTCTCTGGCAAATCGTTTGCTTTCACCCACTTTTGAAATTTATGATTGTTCCAGCAAAACAACACTGTTTCCGGAGAAAGTCTTTCGACGTTGATTCGCTTCCAGGCATATTGATAATCGACGCCCGTTTGACGGCACCATTCAGCAAGGTTCTCCATGATCAAATCCTTCCTTCTTTAGCATTTCAATTGCACGAACCACTCGCCCGTTCGGAGATTTCGAAAACCGCAAGTTTCTGATTTTTCTCGCGACCTCTTTGCAAAACTTATCCGAAAACAGTAAACGAATTGGCTCTCCATTCAAAGCAAGTTCCCATCTCCCATCGTACAAAACAAAATCGTCAGAAGCATTCAGATAAGCGATTAAATCTTCGCGAGTCCAAGTCGGATTCTTCGACATCCTGTTAAACGCTTCGAAATACGGAACCCCCGTCTTTTCACACCAATCAGCAAGCGAGATTGTGGTTTTGGAGAGTTGAAGATAAATGTCTTCCGTTGTCAAACCTTTGGAAAACATTTCGGACGCCAATTCAAAATTCAAATCATTACGTTTACACCACGATTTGAATTTAACGCGATCCCACACAACCTCGATTCGTTTTACACAGTCGGCGTAGCTCAAACCGCGCTGCATACAGCGGCAGAAACGGTCGTAGTCAATTTTTTCGTAGAGCGCGGAAACTTTTGTTCCCCGCTCCGTAAAATACTTCACGCATTTCCGTCCGCCTTTTCCAGTTCGCGGAGCAACCAAACTTTCTTTTGGATCTTGGAACGGATGACGACCTCTTCGATTTAGAACCGTCCGATAAACCAGTCCAAGCTCCTCGCAATTCTCGCGAAGATTTTTTCCGTTGTAAAGTACACCCAACTCTCAAATCCTTTCCAAAATCTTGATTTCCGGGAACTTGCCGCCGACGTACAGAACCCGATACCGAGCGCCGATTTCGGCTTTCATTTCAAATTCCCCATATTCCTGCGAAGTGAAGTCCGAAAAGAACGTGGTCAGAATTTCCTTCTTATCAGTTTTCATTTCCACTTTCTTGTACGGTTTTCCGAACTTCGACTTCCCGCTTTCAAACTTTGTCAACACCGCTTCATACACAGCGTTCGGTTTTGCGGGCGTCGTCAGCCGTTCGATGATTTCCGAACTCAACTTCACGACGTCAAACGCTTTTTGAAAATCGACGATAATCTGCTTTTTTTCGTCTTCTGTCACATCACACCTCGCAAGTCTAAAATTTCACGAATTTTCTTCGGATTGTATTCCGCAGGGCAGCATTTAATTACGCTCGGCTCAATCGTGAAGAAGCAAACGATGTCCCACATCGGTTTAAGCTCGGCAAAATGCTCTTGGATTTTACTCAGAGCTTTTTCTTCTGGTTCAACCGCCGTCAAAACGTCCGAAGTTCCAATCGAAAACACTTCGCACAATTTGTCGCGAGTCCATGACGAAAGAGAATCCCACGCTTTCGGACCAAATCCTTTCAGTCCGGGAATTCCGTCGGACGGATCTCCGACGAGCGTTTTGTAGAGCGGAATCCATGCGCGGTCGCCGACGGTCTGAATGAATTTCTCCGAAACAAGCGGATTTTTCAAATGCGGATTCCGCGGTAAAATCGCAGCTAAATCCTTATCTGTCGAAACGATTTCAATTTCAGATTCTTTGTCCGCTTGAGCCAAAACTTGAGCCGTATGATTCATCAAATCGTCGCCTTCATATCCGTCCGCCCAAAACGAAGCACACGGCAAATAGGGCATCAAGTCGTTCCGAATCATGTTCAGCGTTTCGAAATCGGTGTCGATGTCGCGTTCTTTCCGCGCTTTCTTATAGTCTGGGAAAATGGCGCGCCGACGCGCATTTCCGTTGAACCCGTCCCAAATCAGAAAATTTGGTTCAAGCGCAGCCAATTCCGCAATCATTCCGTCAACCGACAAAAAGCGGTCTGAATACATATAACGCCGAAACCAGTTGTTCGCGTCAATCAAAACAAATTTTTGAGCCATTTTCCTATTCCTTATGTGATTAAAACCGGCGGGCAACGTCGTCCGCTGCCCGTCGTTTTGTTTATGCAAATTACCGTTTTTCTATGACGATAATCGGATACGGGTTCCCGTTGCGCGGCTGAACCAACATCGGTTTCAGAACACACGGAACGTCCGGCGATTTAATCGTCTTACCTTCAGCTTTCAGTTCATTGTTGAAATCTTTGACGTACTTGCCACCTGTCGGAGCGTTTCCGAAACCAACGCGAGTTCCCGCTTCGGCGACAATCTTTTTGCCCGTGACGTCCATAATCGGATCTTCCGTCGTCAATTCCATTTCAGCCAAGAAATAAACGTAGGCTTTGTCGTTGATGCGCTGGCAGTTCGCGACAACATCCGCCCAGTTCAAACCGTCCGAGGTCGTGCGACCGTTGTAACTTTTATGATACTGATAATCGGAAGGATCGCGCGGGTTCGTGCAGCGGATGCCTTGAGCGATTTTCGTCGCTTCACCGTGCAGCACACATTTGATACCGTCGTCCGGCATTTTGATTGCCTGACCCGCGAACTTGTAAACGCCGGCAGCGACAGACAACCAACCGTCAACGTTCGAGCCGCTCTTTTCAAAGTCATCCAAATCGAACGATTCGCCATTCGCCGGCATCGTCAATCCCGTGGTGGGAGCGGACGGCTGCGCGACCAGAGCATTGTTCTGACCCGCGGGTGTCACAACGTCAAACGGACAATCTTCAACAACGGATGATTTGGGACCATAAGCGGTAATCAACACATTGAACGTGTTGGGGTCAACGTTGTCGGGGCAAACCGTTACGCCTTTTTCAATCATGGCTTTAATGACGTTGACATCGGAAATTAAGTTAGACATTTTGAAGTTCTCACTTTCAGTTAGAGTTAATGAATTAGACGATGATTAGGTTAGGGGATCGTCACGCCCGTTGTCAAGCGGAAAATCGAAAAATTTAAGAACCGTCGCCTGACCGCCGTTTCTTATTCTTTGAGTTGGGAGTCAACTATTTGTTTATATTGAGTTTTTTCTCCCAACAGTTTTTTCCAGTAGCGTTTCTCGACTTTGCAATCCACGACCAGAATCGTAATCGGAAGCGGTGTCGAACGCCCGCCGCGGTTGCCGCGGAAGCACGCTTGCTCGAAGGAAGACAAAGACCAGTCACAATCAACGAAAACCAGTTCGTCGATATTTTGAAAATTGTGTCCAACGGACATTGTGAGCGGCGATGCGACCAGAACTTGAAGCCTATCTTTTGCAAAATCGTCTGAAATCTGGGCGCGGGCGCCACCAACAACAGAACCGTTGATTAGTCCAACGCTCAAGCCCATTTCCTTGCAGAGCGCGACCACACGTTCCTGCGCGGCGACGAAGCAGCTAAAAACAAGAATCTGTTTCTCGGCACCGTCAACGATTCGCTGCAAGTGCGTCCGCAACAATTCCATTTTTGCAAGCTTTTTTGGATTATACCCGACCGCTTCAGGACAAGACAAAAGTTGACGGCATTTCATCAGCGCCACGGCTCCATTCGGAGTTTCAACGTAATGGTCTTCCAATTCAGCCAAGCCTTCTTCTTCCATTTCGGTATAAATCCGCTCAAGCTCATCGTCATCGAAACCGCATTTCTCAAACGAAATGATATTTCCCGGCGAGTTTTTGTACGCTTCGGCAAACGAAATTCCTACCGAAAACGTTTTCAAATTCCGTCCCAACACATCGAGGTTCTTCCACCCAACGATGAAGCCGAGGTTCGAACGGATGCAATGGTAATTCATGAAACGCTGATTGTTCGTGTAAATTCTCGGAGCGCAAACCGCGAACAAAGGATAGGCGCAAGACGCCGAACCGGACGACAACGGCGTCGCCGTGAAAAACGTGATATGATTTGCGTTTTTCTGCGCCATGTAGAACGCTTGGGTACGTGCCGATTTGTGTCCGCTGTATGCTAAATGCGATTCGTCGACCAGAATCGATTTCACGTCGGGAAGCATTTGCTCCCATTCTTTCCCGAACAAGTCGGGACCAACGATAAACACCTTTGCTTTGACATTTTTCCATTGACGAGCGCGTTTTGCCGGCGTCCCAGAAACAATCTGAACTTCGTCGTCTGCGAAATCCGTAAAGCGGACGATTTCATCTTTGTTTTTGACCGACAAGGAAATCGGATTTATCAAAACTGTCTTGCACTGTTCGGTCTTCCAGTAATACTCGGCAAGCCACGCCATCGTGTAGGTCTTGCCCGTCGCACATGCGGAATAATTCAGAGAAGCTCTGTGCGTTATGTGAAAAGCACAATGCTGCGCTTGGTAAGGGCGAAGCCCGAACTCTGGGTTCATCTCGATTTCCTTTCAGGGTTGAAAATTGTGTGCCGCGGGCAGTTGATTCACCGGTCTATGAAGGGACTTTGCTACCCCCGTCCGACCTCCGGTTTGGCATCTGACTTTTCGACGCCGCGGCTCGCCGTTTGGAAACGGTCGGACTTACGTTTATTTTGCCGCGATGAAACAATTTGCTGAATATGGGTCCATGAAGACCGCCGCCCCAGCTTGGCATTGTTTCTTACGATCCGCGGCGACCGCTTGGAGTAGGCGGCGTTCGCATAAAATTTGCCGTGATGAAGTGATTATTCGGTAAGAATTGCCATACTCAAGCAAACCGCCCCCGAACAAGCATCAACTTCTTACGACCCACGGCGACCGCTTTAAGGTTGGGCGGTAAGTAATTTTCGGCGAATGGAAAAATTAGGAAAGTAATGAAACGTACAGGCACGTCGCAGCGGACTTCCCAAGCATTGTTTCCTGTTGACGTCGCCGCGCCATCCGAGATTTTCCGCTGACTTATTTGAATTCGTCACCTTCCTTATACAAAATTTCATTGAATTCGTCAACAGAATTTTGCCGTTCGGCGTTTTGCTTTGCGAACCACGCTTTCGTTTGCTGTTTCGTGTACCCGATGAAATGCCCGAACAAGTGATACCAAATCAAATCCAAAAACGTTGGAGAAAACCATGCGGATAAATCAAGCATCACAGCCCCGCTTTCTTCTTAGTCCATTTTTCAAATTCAGCCTCAAGGTTCCGCTCGCACAAAAACTCAAACGCCAATCCCCTCGACCCGCTCGTTCCCATCAGGTATCCGATGTAGAAGCAGAGAGCGGGGATTCCAATCACGACCGCGCACCCCATGTCATCCACTCCAAAAATGTTTTGAACGAAATGTCTTCCTTGTCGAGCGACCGCCAAGAATTGATTGTATGCCACGCTTCGATTCGAGCTTTCGCCATCGATTCAGCTTCAACTTCAATGACGTAAACGTTGTCGCCATGGTCGGGCGAGTATTTAATTTCAAATTTTTCCATGACTCTTTTTCTCCAAAAACTTTTCAAAGACTTCGGCGGTATCAAGTTCGAACCAGTCGCACAGAATGATAAGCTGCCGAATGGTCAGGTCGTACTCACCGCGACATATCGCAATCAGCTGGTTCAGCGACATGCCGAGCTTCATTGCGACTTGCCGCCGCTCCAAATCGTGGTCGATAAGAAGCTCGGAAATCATCAGTCCGAACTGGCGATGCCATTCGGAAAGCGATTCCCGAAACTTCGCTTCGGTTTTCGTTCGCACGACGCAGCCCTCGGATTTGAGAGCCATGCGCAAGGCGTGCCGTTCGAGCGAACACGATTTGAGAATCGACTCGAACGACTCACCAGCTCTATATCTTCGTGCAAACTCCGCGTTGCGCTCAGCTGTCCACCGCGCCATTCGCTTTATGCCCCACAACATTCGTCTCTGTTGCCGGCGGATGCGGCTCGACAAAGTAAAACATTCGGCAACACAGCTTCCCGCTGCGGATTTCCGTTGTCATTTCGACAATCATTTCAACCGTCCACCACTTGTCGGGTTCGGAACGGAGCTTGATTTTGTCGCCGGTTTTAATTTTCGTGCAGTCCATTTTTTACTTCCCCTTTCAGTTTTTCAACCAATTCTTCCAAATAATCGCAATCCGATTTGTAGCCATCCATTTCGTCTTCGAGGTCTTGCACTTTGTCTTCAAGTTCCCAAATCCGATCGTTCAACTTGTCCCGTTCCTCCGCGGGCAAATCAGGCACCTCGAACTCAGCAATCAACTTATCCCGTGCGACCAAATCGGACGCGTCCGCCCAAATCATAACCAGCTTGCCGTCGCAATGCAAGCCGTCGATGTCGATGTCGATTTCCATCCTCAAATCCTTTCCACAAAACTCGGAGCGACAATCCAATCCGAATCCTCGCTCACAAACACAATCGGACGCCCGCTCGAACTCGCCACCGCCAACGCCCGCCGAAACACGTCTTCGGTCTTATCGAACAAGCGTAAATTATGAACGACCAAAGGCACATAACCCTGTGTCGTCGCGCAGCGCTCCTCGATCTGCTTAAACGACTTGATTCCGTAATAGAATACGTCGTCCGACCATTCGACGTTTTCAACCGTTGGGCGGCTCGCGCTCAAATACACTCTGTCGCATCGAAAAGCGAGCTTCCTTGGTTCACCGACGGTTCGGTGCGGACATTCCAACGTCGGTACAGCGACCGGGCACAGGGGCGGCACTTTCCCCGGTTCGAGGAAGAACTCAACCCCAGAAACAAAATGCCAACCCCAAGCAGCCATCTTCACATACCCAACGCGGCTTTATAGACGTCAAGCACCGTTTGCGCTTCCTCGCGTTCCACCTCATCCAGTTTGCGCAGCGCGACGATCGCTTTCAGCGCTTTGACGTCGTATCCGTTCGATTCAGCTTCTTTGTAGATTTCTTTGACGTCCGTTTGCAGAGCTTTCACTTCTTCGTTCAGACGCTCGACACGTTCAACGTAAGACAAAAGCTGGCTCGCATCAATTTCATTTGACATTTTCCAATCCTTTCAACATGTTTTCGATTTGGTCTTCAGAAACGATTTTCCGAAACAGTTTCGCCATCAATTCGACGCGGTTTTTCACTCCAAACTGACGGAAAATGATGTAATTGTACTGTTTTATCGACTGAAACGCCAGCGCTCCATTGAGCGATTCGGCGATTTCCTCGTTCGATTTCCCAGCCATGATGCCGCGGAGAATGGCAGTTTTATGTTTTTCCAAGTTAGACCTCCCAAGAGATTAAGGAATCCCAACGAAAAGACCGAAACTCGTTCTTTTCGACATCGACCACACAGCAAACGTCGGGATTAGGCTTCCTCGGCGCCGCGCCAGGTTTAATCAACGGCTGAACCACACTTGGCTGCGTGGTCGCACGCATCTTGCGGATCGTGCCGTCTTTCTTTTTAAAAGACAGGCGCACAATGCCGGAAGCGAGCGCAGATTTCAATTCGTCATTTGTTTTGGGCATCGGTTCCACCCTCCAACAAGTTTTGGAGTTGACTTTTTGACATCGCGCCGGCGTAAATCTTCTTTCCGTCGGGCAATTCAACAGTCGGAAGCGCTGTCAACCCTGCACTTTCGATTTCCTCGTGTCCCCATTTGTCGACGGAAACAAATTCAAATCCGTCTGGGAACCATTGGTGTATTTGCCGGCACTTCGGGCAAAACGTAGCTGTGTAAAGTTTAGGTTTGTTAGTCATTCACCACCTTCAAAAAAATTTCAATGTTGGAAACAAAGTCGCCAGCACGCGCAGAAAACCGAACGAAATTTCCATGTCTGCGGTCAATCCGAATCCCGCAAATCAATTCACACCCCGGTCGCAAATCCCCGTCAACCACATGGTCGACTTTCGTGTTCAAGCGAGCGCAAATCTGTCGAGCGGACAGATGCTTGTACGAAACCGAGCCCGCACCTTCGTCCGAATAAATCCGGCACAGGTACCGATTTTTGCGTTTGGATTTCGCCGAAGGTCGAATCGCTGTCCCATAATCCAAAGCCCAAAGCTCGTGTCCGAGTTTGATGTCGGAAGGAACAAACAGGCGCCGACGCCCATGTTTTACCTCACGGAGCATCCCCGCTTCAAACTTCCATGTTGGAACTTCCAAACGCCGACCATCACTGGTCGAACGAAGAACAACAGTTTTGTCGCGGCTGTCAACCACTTCAAATCGTTCGCCGTCGAAGCCTTCCCAAATTGAACAAAGTTGTATTTTGCAGGTCATTGTAAAGTTTCCTTTCTGATTTTGATTTCAAACGCAGGCGCCGAACTGTCCAACTCGCGGATTTCCGCAGGAACCAACGAATCGAGATGCTCTTTCACCGATGCAATTGCATCAAACAGCGAATCGACATCGATTTCGGAACGCCGTTCACGCAAATCCAGCAACGCGGCAAACGCCTGCCGCGCTCCGTTGACGAACGAAATCATACCTAAAGCTGTAATGTCGTTTTTCATCTTCTTCAACCTTTCAACGCCGAAACCCATAATCGGCAATAAAATTCAAATCCATGCGCCGACCGCCGATACACATCGAACACGCCGGTCGTGTTCGTTTCGTAGGCGGCAAGCGTCCCTCCGCGCCGAACCCAAACGGGTCGGCGCATCGATAACAGTGATTGTAATGTAGCATTATCCAAAAGTCAAGTCCTTTCATCAATAAAATTCAAACTGACAGAGGTCAGCCGAGCGGGCGTTCGACTTCAACACAGACAGCAAGTCTTTAGCTTCGTCGTCGCTTTCGCCAATCTTCTCGAGCGTTTCCCACAACTCCTCGTCGTTCGGTTCAAAGTCCCCAATCGAATTGTGCGTCAGCTCGTAGACCCGAGCGTCCAATTCTTCGGAAATCACCAGAGAGGGACGCGCATATTTATACACGCACAAATGTAATCTTTCACTCATTTTACTTACTCCTATATTTGAGTTTTACTTAGAAACAGTTCCGCCATCGGTTCCGCCATCGGTCATATCCAAAACAAACTTCGCCCAACCCACCAACCAATCTTGAACCTTCCCGACGGATTTAAGCGTCGGACGCGGCGGCATCTCCGACTGGCGAGCGCCGGTCAAAATCGTTTTTTCATCCTTGGATACCGCAACCCAAGCAATCCTGTCATACATGCCGTTTCCTATCGGAATTTTAGCCACAAACAAGTGGTTCCGATGTTCTTCCGGTAAAAAACGGAAAGCAAAGTCATTTTCAGCGTCAAAATGATGTTCGACTCGACCATATCTGTCAAAACGCATGTAGCCAGATTTAAAAATTTGATTCATTTCATTCATCCTCTCCAACAAGAATTTGTTTTCTCATTCCAATCGCAACCGTGTTCGGGATTATCGTACAGACATCTCGAACACAGGTGCATCTTCTTTCCGCAGTTCTCGCACACCGACACATAACCGCCGGGGCGGAACGGAACCTCATTTTCATGGTCGCACAGAGCACAACATTCCGTTTCAACCTCGTCGCCTGGGAACAAACAGTTCTCGGCGTGCCCTGATTTTGTAACATACGACGGAAAACTGTCTATATGTCGCCGGAACACCATCACAACAACAGTTGGCAAAGGCAGGTTGGAAACGTAAACAAAAGAACCTTCAACGCGAACTTTCAATTCGGACATTATAACCTTTTCGTAATCCACAGGTTTCTTGCATTTCGTGAAATCAATCATTTTCTCAATCCTTTCATCAATTTCGTGTCGGGAGTTGCAAACACTCGACCGTGGAAACTTAAATGCAATGTTATCGTGAAATTAACAGTAAGAGGATTTCTTCCTGAAAACCCAACAAAAGCAAAGAGGTCGTCCGGGACTTCAAAACAGATTGCAGTCGGGTCGTCAACCGTCACGGAATCGATTGCAGGAACAAAAATCAGGTGGGTTTCCGTATGGTATGTGTCCCGAATCATATTGACAAGGTGCGAAGCAGAATCGGGAATCGGAATCAAAGTATTTGTTCTGGCGTCTTTTGGCACTTGAGCAGCACGCGAATCGTGATAATCCGTCAGCTTCCGAAGTCTGGTTGTTTGCGCTTGCCACGAATTAACAGTGAAGATGTGAGCGTAAGCGTCTGGTCTTAGAATCGTGCGCGGATTGCCTATGTAATAGCGATTTGACATTCTTTTTCACTCCTCTTAGGTTGGTTTCCTATATATACATAGTATATATAGGAAACTGGTGCGATTTCGTGATTTGAAATCGGAATTTGAATCGGATTTTGGAATCCGACTTGGTGTTTTGGACAAAAAAATCGTTTTGTCGAACGAAATTTTTACTCTTTTTTACAGGTGTTGGGTTTACAAGTCGGTGTCCGACTTGACTTTTCTTGACCGATTTTGGGGGTATTTTTCAGCGGAACACCGCAGAAACGCTCAAAACAGTGGTGGCGTTTTGTTGCATTGAAATTTTTTTTAAAAACCTTCAGCCCTTATTTATATTTACTAAGAGATTTCAGCGGAGTTAGAAATTGAAAAGAAAATTTAAGTCAATTTTTCGACCCCCCTGTTTTGAGGCTGGCGGCGGGCTGGCACCCGATTTGACCCCCCGAAATCGGTCAAGAAAAGTCAAGTCGTGTTTGACTTGACCTAACACGAACTTTCTTGACCTGTTGTTGTAAGTGATTGAAAACAAAGGGTTTTTAAATCACTCACGAAGATTTTTAGACAAAAATCTGAAGCATATCGATTTAACCCTTTGATTTGCTTTGGAAAAACAGCATTTTGCACTTGTTTTCTGGTTTTGTCCAAACGTTAATACTTTTCACACAAGCTCCCAGTCAGTTGCAATGAGGTCGTTGACATCGAATTTAAAATCGGAATCAAATTCTGGCGCGTAATCATTGCTTTTTTGTGCTCTGGCTATTTCGCCGCAGGGAAGCTCCATGTAAAGGGCATCTGGTGCTCCTTCTCTGTAGAAGGTTTTGAATGGTTTGTTTACCGAAAGCAGTTGTTGAATGTTCATAGTTTTGACTCCTTGTTTTTGATTTCTGATGCAAATGCATCGGGATATGTTGTTTAAAATCGACGCTAGGACACTTTTTAAGCCCGTACAGCGTGGTTGAGTGATTTAAGCTATCCCTTATGCTCCCGCCTATCCAAAGCTTCCTGGACAGCGTTTGCGAGCAGAAAACAGAGGAATGCGGTTGCGATGTCGAACAGCGTCAAATAAGATGACGTTGTGATTGCCGTTTTGATTGCCGGAATGAAACCGGCAATCAAAATCAAAATCGTGATTCTGCGTAAGTGCGGCATCGTGATTTACTCCTTAAAGTGTGCTTCGACGCCTTGCGGGCAGATGTAGGGCTTCGAAACGTCCCAGTAGGAAATGAATCGAAGCGGGCACGAATCGGCATAGACGTACGGCAAATCGATGATGTCGTGAATTTGGAAGCCGTCTTCGGTTGCTTCGTCAATTTGAGATTGATTTTCGAGGACGTAAATCTTGTGGCATCCGTCATAAGCGAATTTTTCGCCGTGAATGGTTTTGCGATTGCATTTCATTTTTAAATCTCCGATTGTGAATTGGGAAGATGTTCTTCGAGGAATTTCCGCACGGTTGGGTCGTCATAGTTGGAAATGATTTCCTGCTTGTTATAGTTGTAGCTGTCTTCGAGTAAATCACCGTTTGATAGCGTTTCGTTTCCGACTGTGATTTCGATGTATACGGGTACATCCCAGAGAATCGAATCAATAATCCGATTCATTTGCATCGTTCCGGGTTCGGGGTAAATTACAAAAGCGATGTCGCCTTGCGAATAGCCGTGTGAACGATGCACGGTGTATCCGTTCGGAATCTTATCCATAATCTCGGAATCGTCCAAGTCGCGCAATTCTTCGATTTCGGGCGGGAGTTCGTCCCCGAAATAGTAAATATCCGCTTGGTATTGACGATTCGGACTCAGACGGACGAAGTTGTCCGCGAAATCCTGTGCGGATTGTTCGAAGTCGTCACAAATTTTGATTTCAATCGGCGTTTCGCCCTCGGCGGGGCGCGTGAAGTTGTTTGCTTTCATTTTCTTGATTCCTTGTTTGTGGTGTTGGATGAAGCGATGCAAATGCATCGCTTCAAAGTATTGTTTAAGTAAAAAGATTCAGTCGATAAGAACAACTAAGTATTCGTCGTTGTATTCGACGTGTGCACAGATTCGGTTGTCGGTCGTCCGGAACAGTGTCCTAACGTTGATTTCCGGCGTGATATAGATTCCCTCGAATCCGCCAAGATACAGTTCGTTGTCTTGGATTGCGTTCGATTCGTCGAAGGCGTTAATCGACGGTTCTGGATCCCCGAAGCATTCGTTGTTCCGCCAAAGTTCGATTGCGGCATATCGCAAAGCGAAACAGTCAATATCGGACAACTTCTTTTTGACAATCGAATCCGATTCGACAATCGGACAGGTATCAAACATTCCCGAACGAATCGGCAGGTTTTCGTCTTTTACTTTCATCATTTTCTTTTTCCTTTTCAATTTGAGTTTCAAAATCGAAATCAAAATCGATTCATTTGCATCAAATTCGGACTTCTTTGAATTTGAAGGGTAGGCGTTTTACATTCATACGGGTGCGAATTTCGTGCATATACTCGGCGATCGCTTTTCTTTCCGAATAACCGATATAAAACCGCTTAAAGTTTTCGCCGAGAACGTCGGAAAATATCGCTACTCCGTATGGTGTTTTGCTTATGTAGAGAGTTTCTATCATTTTACACCTTTGCTAAAGACGTCGCCGCTCTGATTCTCCCGTTGGATTTCCGCAATTTTTGCCGCGATGTCCGCCGCTTTCGCTTCGTTTTCGTCTGCGACAGCCTTAAAATAGGCGTCTTGCAATTCTTCGTATGTCATTGTTTTTGTTTCCCTTTTTTCAATTTGAGTTTCGAAATCGAAATCGAAATCAGTTTTCGGAATAGAATCCGCTTACTTTTTTGACTGACAAGTTTTCGGCTTTTGCGACAATTGGAAAGAACCTTTCAAAGGTTGCGAAATCGTTTTTGCAAGCAAACGTCCCGAAATGCTGAAAACGGATATATTGTCGGTCGTGCGACAATTTTAAAGTTGCTGGTGCGTCCTCCGCGTTGGTGATTCGGAGATAATCTCCACCCTGTAGTTTTTCAAACAGTTCTTTGGCGGTCATCGGCTTAAACCTTTGCTAAAGACGTTGCCGCCATGATTCTGCCATTGGAATCACGCAACGTGTCATTCACGATGAACATTTTTGACAAAAGCGGATGGTTTTCCGCTTTTGCCGCCTGTGCCGTCAACGATGAAACGATTAAAATCGTGTTTTCGTCAACCAGATTCGGGTCGGGCAATCCGTAAACCTTGCCGAACGTCTTTTGCATTATTGGCAAGTCGTCGGCAAAGCCTACAAGCTTTGATTCCGTGGTTGCACGGGCGACACCGACAGATTGAATTTGAAAAGTCGCCGTCGACGTTTTAAACGTGATTTCGTGCGGCGTGTAATTTAAGATTTTCATTTCCTTTTTTCCTTTTTCCTGTTTCCGATGCATTTGCATCGGGTTTCGAGTAGGGAATCGGAATCAAGTTCCGATTCCCCTTGTTTGGTTACGCTATCTTTTCCGCGCGGTTTTCCCCCCGGGCAAGTACTTCATCCACTATTTTTTGGAATGCCTCATTCCCGCAAGTCCGAATGTACATCAAAACGGCTTGCATTTCGTCGTCTTCAAGCGGTTCATTTGCATCGTTTTCGGACTCCGCCGATTCGGTTGCGGGATTTAACGTTTCCGCAATCTTGCCTTGCGTTGCGGAAAAAGTTAAACCTTTTCCTTTCAAAAATTCCTGAAAAGCGAAAAACAGGCGTTCTTCAGGCGTTTTTTCCGTACGGGAATCGGCGGATTCGGTAATCGTTTTCCACGATTCGGGGCAGCTGAACTTGATCGACTTGACGACGTTGCACGCTTTGTGTAACGGCGTTCCCGCAAACTTATAGCCTGATTCCTTGCAATCCCGCTTCAAAGCGTCGAACAAAGCGTCATAAGCCTTTGAATCGGGCAGATCGCAAACAAGAAGCAGGGCGTTGTATCCTGTCGCCTGTTTGAGTGTGATTGCATCCGCTTTGATTCTTGCCGTATCGGCAAGTGTACGAATCGCGACTTCTTTTTTGTCGGCATAGTTTAACATAGTTTTATCCTTTCTTTCGTTCATTTGTTAAAGCGATGCATTTGCATCGCTTTCCTTGTCCCTTGCGACAAGATTAAAGATACACTTCTACCCTTGGCGTATATCCTTAATTTTTTCGCAACGGTGAGATATAGTCCCGTTGTTTTGGCTTTTAGTACGGGCGGGAAGTCCCCGTCCGTACTGCAAACCTTTGCCTTATGTACTGTTTCTATTTACTCTTTATGTTTTTACTTTATCAAAGCTTTTTAAGAATAGCTTATAAAAATAAAAAACTCAATAACTTTTTTATATAATTTATATAAAAAAGTTATTGAATTTTTTATTTTTATAAGCTATAATCAGGTAAGGGGTATAGCAATTTTTCCAGTACAGAGGAGCGACGATTTGCGACAGTCCCCCATTTTTTATGCCCCAATTTTTGCAAAAACACTTGACCTCTTATACAGAAAAGCGGAGCTCTACACCCCGCTCTCTTGTTCGCTCAATATGCGCTTGAAGCACCTACGGCAGCATGCTTTATACTTTACATCCTCACTCTCTACTCCCAAGTTCCCAACCAGCTTCCGACCGCCCGAAATCCGAACATGATGCGACGCTCTGCGCCCGCAAAAGGAGCACACGCTTATCATAATCTCGATTTCGTCCGCCAAAGCGAGCAGCCGCGCCGAACCTGGAAACAAGTCGCCTTCCGCCGTGGTTTTTAGGGCATAGACCAGCACGCTTCTTCCGTATTCGTCAACCCACCGAGCCATTTCATCGACGTCCGTCGCCGAGCAGAACTGCGCTTCGTCGACGAAAATGATGTCCAAATCCCGCACGTCCACATAATTTTCGATTTCGTTCCATCGCCCAGGTTCCAGAAAAAGGCATTTACTTCCCTGTTTCATAGGGCGGGAATATGTCAATCCCCATTCCCCGTGCCCCCACGTTCCATTTCTGGTGTCCGTGGTCGGCTTTACGATGAGCGTCTTTTTCCCATTCTCGCGGTAGTTGAACTCTTTGGTTATGAGAGCTGTTGATTTTCCGGAGTTCATAGTTCCGCATATAAAATAAAGTTTGCTCATAGTTTAAATCCATTCCACTGTTGTTTTACCGGTATAACCTTTTGTCCATTTGAACCATGCGAACGCAACTGCACCTGTTCCTTGCCCGATGTTCGACGCGTCCCCGTTTCTATTGCAAGTGATTCGTTTGCCGAACACGGCGACAAATTCCGGATTGCAGATTTCGAAAAACGCTTTGCGCTTTTGCCCTTCGAGGAATGACAGGCGCAAGAGGAAGTAGCATGATTCGCCGTCGTTGAGCAATTCGAGTGAGTGTTGAATAAACTCAATTCCATATTTAAACGGCGGATTCGTAAATATGGTCAGCGGACGTCCCTTGGTGTCGGGTCTTTCCGCTTTGAAGAAATCCACACCGGTTTCTCCGAAGCCGCGGTCGCGAAGTTCGGTCGAGTGTACGGTATATCCACGTTCGGTCAGGACGTTCGAGATTGCTCCGCGCCCCGCGGCACATTCCCAAATCATCGCATTCGCCGATGGCGCGAGTTCGATGCGGTCGAGCAAGCGCGTGACGCCTTCTGCAGGAGTTTCGTAGAAGTCGTCCGCCGCTCGGTCATACGAGCTATGATTGCTTGCTCCCAACGTTGAGAACGTGGTTTTTGAGTTGCCGGTCCAATCCAGCTGATCCATGATTGTCGGCTCGTCGCCGTATTTTTCAAAGATGGTTTGTGCCATAGCCAATAATCCTTTCACTTGTTAAGATGTCATCCATTCCGTATTTTCGCAGCAGTTCCGCCAGTTTTTCGTCTTGAAAGATGTGCGGCGGGCATTGGAAGCTGATTCTCATTTCCATCATCCACTGTGGGAAACTCCCGTCAGATCCAGTGGTTCCGCGTCGGTGTCGAGAGTCAATCCAACAACTGACAAGGGTCCCACGGAGAAAATTTTGCTGATCAGCCCCAACTCCTTCAATCTCATGAAGAACTTTCGGAAGCCAACCGGTTTTACGGACAATTCGGAATAACAGAACTCTGAGTACGCGGTAAACAACGCTTGTGGCAGGGCTGACTTCTTTGGCGAGTATCTCGGAGAGTTCTGAGATCGAGCACTCGCCCAGTAAAAAACCGAATCGGAGTCGCATTGCATGCTGTTTATCGCTTCAAAATGACTTTTCGGCAAGTGATAGTCCTTGTTTGCCAGCAGTTCGGGAATAGCGCTTATAGCCCATGCCACGATGGATTCGCGTTCTTCCGCCGCGATTCGTTCGCCGAGGTTGAGGATTTTGTCCTCGTTTTTGACGATTTTCGTGAACGACAAGACACACCATCTGCGGAACATGCCGCTTGACGCGTCCCTTGACTTCGGCAAATGGTTCGATGCGAACCAATGCGCCGCCTTACATTCGAACGGAAACAGCGGACGCCCCTTGTATTGCCCTGTCATTGTTTCGCCCGCGATTACAGATTTGAACACATCCCCTGGAATGTTCGAGGATTCCGAAAGTTCGCCCGCCACGTTGAGTAAGCTGTGGCTCAATTCCGTGATTGCGAATTTGTCGTTGAAGTTGTACGGCGTCACATAGCTCAAAGCTTCATCGGGCAGCAAGGACTGGACGATTTTGAGCATCTGCGATTTGCCCGTGCCGCCGATGCCGAACAGCAAAATCGCCCTTGCGAATGACGGAGCCAAACCGAACAGCGTGGCGCCAATCGCTTCTTGAAGGCAGCGGACTTTTTCGTGATAATCTTCGTCTTCGCCCCAAATCGACCGCAGATATGCCGTGAACAGCGGAGCCGAGTGCAAATCAGCGAGCGTCGGATCGTATGAGAACGGCAGCAGATATGTGGCTCCGTATTTTTTGTCGTGCGGCAAGACTCGACCGTCGGGCAGCACATATCCGTTCGCCATGTTCAGACCTCTGACGTTTGCTTCTTGCAAATCGTGCTTGACCATGGTCTTCATGATGTTGGCGATGCCCTTGTGGTCGCCGTCTTTCTTTGCTGCGGGAAGAGTGCCGAAGTCTTGGGCGATCGACCGTCTGATTTCGGATTCGTCCAGCTGCTCCCAGTTCGCGCCGACCCAAGCGAAGAAATTGTCGTTAAAGAAGCGAATGTTCGGGAACGGGTCTGTGCCTACGGTCAAATCCGTCAGCTTGTCGCTCGGAGTCTTATACAAGTCGTTTATGTTTTGCAGCTCGGCTCTCGCGATTTCAGTCTGGTTCAAGCCTTCGATGCCCTGAAACTGAAACTCTTTTATGGTTCGTTTGCAAGCTGTCGCGGACAAGCTCCGATCCGACTGACACATGAAGCGAATCAAGCGCTCGACGCTGATGGACTGGAGGTTTGAACCCGAAATCTTGCGCAGGATTTTGGTCACGGCGTTGTTGCGTTCGTGCGTTCCTTCGCGGAAACGTTCGAAATTTGTGCGAATCGACTCCCGGATCTCTTCTTCAGTCATCGCCGTATTGTCTTCGGCGTCGTCGATGCCCAATTTCTGCATTTCTTCTTCGGTCAGACCGTCTTTCCACGTCGACGGAAGGATTTTGCCGTCTTTTTCGACGTGTCTGAACAGGAACGTGATGAGGTTCGAAATTCCTTGCTGTAAATTCAGCGGGTCGCCGATGACTTTCTGCGTGTAGTTGTCAACCCATGCTTCGAGTTCGCCAATCGCTTCTTTCAGCGTGTTTTCGCCGCGGATGACCGACCATGCGAGAAGTCCCGACATGCGGCACATCTGCGTATCGCGTGCACCCGCCGGAACGAAATCCGTGACTTTCGACCGACCGCTTTGCGACAGAGGTTTGCCGATCTTTTCTTCGAGCGCGGAGCGCAGGATTTCTTCGAAGTTCGGCGGCAGCACCGGCAGTTGACCAATGACTTTGTACAGAGGAGCCGTCGATTTGTACGGAAGCTTTGTTTCCGGGTGAATTGAGCCTTCCAAGCACATCTGGTTACCGGACGACAGCAGTTCGCAAATCGTAACGTTGTCTGCGGTCTTCAGTTTGAACGGTTTTTCGCCGTTGTATTTGAAGCCGATGACCTTGCCTTTCTTCCCGACGCGGATGTATGGCGACTTGGGGCAAATCGTTTCAATCAAATTGATGGTTTCGTCGTCCGCATAGTCGATGTCGAGAGCGATGAATCGCGATGCCGGACCGCAGCAGACACCCATGTTGCTGTCTGTCGGCGAATTGAGCCATTGGTTTGCGAGAGCTTCTGGAATGTTCGTGTAGCAATAATCCGACCAGCTTCTGATAATCGGAGATTTCTTTCCGCCTTGCAAAGGAATGACGGAGATTTTGGCGTCCAAGTACGGACGCGCGTTTTCTTGATAGATTTTCGCCATGACTATTCGCCTTTCTCGGCATCTCGGTTAAATAAAGGGGACGGATTCCCTTCGAGCCAGTCTTCTACGTCCGATTGGAGGAAGTAGCGCTGCCCTGCTCCGCGCACCCGCGGGGTGATTTTGCCTTTTTTGATGAGCCGCGACACCCATTCGGCGGAATATCCGATTCCATCCGCAAATTGTCTGATGGTCAATGCGTTTTTCATGCCTGGTGTGCTCCTACGTTTTTCTTTTCTGTGCAGTTTGATACAAATTTGCAGCGTTGACAAGCTGATTTTTAATTCTTCCGGCATGCCGTAGTTGTATTCATCGAGGTATCGTTCCGCGCCGATTTCATCCACTCTGTCAAAATCGATGTCGTCCATCAAGATATTGAGTTCTTCCTTTCGTTCGGGGTCAATATCTTGTTTTTGCTCGAATGTGATTAAAAAATGCTCCGGGTTGATGCAATTTTTATAACGGCAAGTGCATTTTGCCGTCGCATTTACATCTTCGGTCGACAATACGGCTCCCAAAGCCGTGCGAAAATCCTTTGTCCCCGATTCGGCGAGGATGTGATCACCGTCGATTCTGGCGTTGGATTTGACGATTGCCTTGACAAATCTGGCATAATCCTGTAAATTTATCGTCATGATGTTCCCTTTCTTGTTCAATAAAAATCAATTTAAGTCAAGAAAGGTCAAGAGTCAAGATAAAATTTTGCGGGGAGTGCTTTTTTCATGAAAACGTGGCATTGGCTTTCGATTTTTGCGGTCGCGGGGGGAGCGTTCCGCCGCTGGTACGGCGGTGGTTTCGGTAAATTTGGCGATGTGAGCCGCTTTTGGAAATACTTGGTTATTACCGGTTTGGTTTTGCTGATGTATTACGCAAAAGGCGTTCTTGATTGGCGGTCGTGGCGGATGTATACGACGATTGTAAGCTTCATGTGGTTTTGGTCTTGCTCGCATGGGGCATGGTTCGTTTACTGGGATCATACGGACGCTGCGGAAGGTCGAAAACCGCTGCTCGACAAGTGGCTCTGGTTTCTGGTTGGCGTCGAGAAATCGCGAACGTTTTGGGGGAACTGTCTGGGAATGTTCAATCGTTACGAGATGACTGCGATTGTCGTCGCTTTGTGCATCCCGTCTTGGTGGTTTTTGCTTGCCGGACCGTTGGTAGCTCTCGCATACGTTCCCGCGGGATTGAATCACGATACAAGAATTGGAGAAGTTCTTGCTGGAGCTTTGGTGTTTCCTCTTTTATATTTGTGCATTTAACGAAAGGACTCTGCTATGGCGGATGTAGGATACGCCCAACTTTATAAGCTTCAGCTTTTGTTTGCTGAAATGGATTCCGCGGCGGATGCCAAATCTGTCGCGGAACGAGAGTTTTCGGATCAACCGTCGGTCGATGCGGCGATGTGGCTGTATGACCATCGACGCCGAGGTGAGCGAAGTGAATCCGAAGGTTCACAAATTGACCTCGATTCGCTGGATTTGCAAGCGGAAACGGCGAATCTTTACGCCGACACGAAAGCTCTGAAGATGGACGGCGCGGTTCTTGACCCCCGCGAAGCTCTGGCGGTAAACAAATTGCAGATGGATTTGCTCGGAAAAATCTTGGATTTGCACGAAAGGTCGAAACGCCACCGCCAGATTGGCGAATTTGTGCAAAGCGTCTTCGAAATTCTGACCGAAGAACAAAAAGAGAAGATCGTCAAAGAGTACGGCGGAGTCTATAATGTCTAATGTTTTTATGGACTCTCTTGTCACAAAAATTCGGGATTCGAAAACGACGATTTCGAACGCCGAATGGATTTGCGAGAACACGACGTTGCAAGGCAAGCCGTATTCGTTTAAGAACCACGAGTTCCAAATCGGCATTGTGAACGACACGTTTCCTCGCATTTGCACAATCAAAACGTCGCAGATTGGGTTGACCGAGTGCTCCTCTCGTAAAACGTTGGCTTTTTTGGCTCGAAACACCGGAACCCGCTGCATGTATTCGTTCCCCGACATCCGTTTGCGGAACAACAATAGTAAAACCCGTTTCGGACCTCTGATTCGCGATGCTTTTCCGCCGAAAGCCAGCGATATTCGCTCGACCGAGTTGTACCAAATCAATTCGAGCTTCCTCTACATGGCTTCCTGCTCGGAATCCGATGCTACGTCAAACCCTGTGGATATGCTCGTTGTGGACGAAATCGACCTCGCGAATCAAGAAATAGTTGTGCTTCTAAATTCCCGAATCCAACATAGCCAGTATAAAATTCGAGAGGTTCTTTCGACCCCCACGTTTTCAGACTACGGAATTGACGCCGAATACAAGACGTCCGACCAGCGACAATACGTCTACAAATGCGAGCATTGCAACAACGTCTTTGTCCCGCAGTATGATTTGAAGCATGTTTATTTCTCGAACATGCCGAAAGACGTCGAAGAT